GTTCACCTGAAGTAGGCGGGACCAGTAGATTTGGTACCGCAGGTTGTAGACGGTGTTCGCCACGTACGTCAGCCCGGTGACGGCGGTCGTCGAGAGGGTGACGAGGCCACTGGCGACGATCTTGGAGAAGCGCAGCGAAACCGCGCCGCCCGTGGCGACCATCATGCTGCCCGCGTAAAGGTTGGCGGCGCTGCTCGCCTTCGCGGCGAAACCGACGGTGGCCAGGTTGGTGGCCGGGATCGCGCCGAGCGCCACCTGCCCGGTGATGTCGACGTTCGACGACTGGAGATCGGCCAGGCCCATCGGATTACCGGCCGCCGAAATGGCGATACTGGCCGTGTTCGGTGCCACGCTGAACTGTGTCGACGTGCCCGACAGCGTGTACGCCTGCCCCGAGCTGGCCGAGCCGAGACCGTTGGCGACGGTCCGGCCGAACGTGTCGCTGTAACCGGTGATCATCTACGCCACCCGGCCCAGGATCAGCCAGGACGAATCCTGGCGGAACACCGCCACCACGTCGCCGACGGTCGGCGCATACGAGGCGAGGAAGCCCACGCCGGACGAGAACGAGCCCCCCGCGACGGAGATCGTCACCACGCTCCCGACCACAGCCGCGACGGTGGCGGTGCGCATCCCGTTGGAGATCCCGGCCGTCTTCTGCGTCTGGTGCGCCAGCCTGGTCGTCACGAGGTCACCGGTGCGTACGCTCGCAGGCTCAACGACATGTCTCCGGTCTCGCGTAGCGGCAGGGCGAAACCGACGATCACCTGCGTGCTCGCAGCGCCCTCGGCGGTCATCGCGATCAGGTCACCCAGCTCCAAGGATGCGTCAGGCACGATCGACACAGGATCCCACGCCTGGGTGATCGCAGCGGCCTGCCGCAGGTTGGACCGGGCGGCGGCGACACACTGCGACTGCGTGAGCGCCGCCTGGTTCTGGATCAGCAACGGCTTACGGCCGAAGTTGCCCAGATAGTAGGTGGGGCTGGCCGGGTTCACGTCGCGCACTGTAGCGAACACCGGCGCCGTGCCGTCCTGCCGTTCAGAGGCGAAGACCACCGAGTTGTAGACGCCGGTCCGGGATACGGTGATCGTCCAGTCCGCGATGGCGCCGTTCACGCCGGGTGCCGCCCCGGTGCCGTCGGCGAGGCTGACCTGCGCCACCTGGCCCGGCTTCGTCCACGGGGTGAGCCGCTGCACCATCGAACCGTCGGCCAGCGGATACCACAGCATGGCGACGGTGGCGGACATGTCGTCGAGGGCCTGCGCCCGATCGGACTGCCACGCCACCGGGGCGATCAGGGTCCCGGTCAGGTCGGAGACGCCGAACGTGGCGTCGGGTAGGGCTTCGCGGACGAGGCGCCGGAACTCGGTGCTGATCGAGTTGGTGGTGACCGCCGACTCCGGCGTCTCGAACTGGGCGTCGACGATGTCTGCGGCAAGGTCGTTGGCGGCGATGCTCACTTGGCCGCTACGGGCCATCTGGACCTGTTCGATACGGCCGTAGAACACCGGGAACGACACGATCGTGCCGTCTCCGTACACGACGCCCCGGGAGGCGCGCAGCCGGTTCCCGAACGGGGCCAGCAGGCCGCCCGTGTCGAAGCTGCCGTTGGTTAGCAGCGGGAACCAGGACCGGTCTACCGACAGGGTCAGAACGCGCGCTACGCGGCTGCTGAGGGTGGCGCGCACACTGCCGTCGATGAACGGCAGGTCGGAGTAGAGCACAGTGCCGTTGCGGGCCAGGACGTCCACGCGGGTGTAGACGGTGTGCGGACGCGTCAGGGCGTCCCGGTACTGCGCGTCGAGACCGCCCGCCCACACCATCAGCCTGCCAGCCCGTCCAGAACCTGCGTCCAGGTCAGCCCGGCAGCGTTGACCAGCGCCCAGGTCGCGTACCGGTTGCACGTGTCCTGCCAGCGCGCCCCGACGGTGCCCTGCATCGGCCCGCCAGGCGAGCTGACAACCGCGTGCGGGAGGGAGAACACCCGGAGCGGGAACTTGTGGTCGGGCAGCACCCGGGCGACCTGATCGGCGCCGACGGACAGGTACCGGTCGGGCAGGCCGTACTCGTCGGGCGCCTGGAACAGCAGCGGCGAACCGGGGGCCAGCAGGGCGATCAGCCGGTCCCGGTCGGCGAAGGTCCGCGACACCAGGGTCAGGGTGGAGGTGACCGAGCTACGCACCTTGGAGACGACGACCGGGTTCGCCTGGTTGTTGACGTTGAACGTCGCCGCGTTGGCCGCCTGCGACTCGGTGTCCAAGCTCTGGAAGAAGACACCTTCCGTCGGCATGCACAGCGGATTCGGGTCGAAGGCCAGATCGACCCGGACGTTGCTGCCGGGCCGCAGCGGATCCTTGAGGCGGCACGCCCCCAGCGACGGCATCGACACCCCGCCCGAGGTGGCCGACCCGGCAACGTTCGTCACGGTGACCGAGCCGATGCTGGCGATGGTCGTAGCAGCCGGGGTGCCGTCCATCCGGATGAACGGCTGCACGCTGACCGTGTTGGCCGGGGCGGTCGCAGTGACGGTGATGGTGGTTGCGGCGAGCACGGTTGCGGCGGCGTTCGGGCTGGACAGGATACTGCCCGAGGCGTCCCGGAAGGTGAGGCCGACGGTGACGCTCTGCGAAACGTTGGCGGAGGCGCTGACCGTCAGGGTGAACACGACCGCCGGGTTGGCCGGAATGTCCTCCGCCCGGATCAGCGGGGTGGCAGTGGCGCCCCCCGTGAAGAAGGACAGGAAGTCGGTGCCAGACCTCGTCGAGGTGGGCCGGATCGTGATGGTCGCATCGGTCGGATACCACGGGTCGGTGTACCCGGCGGAGAAGGTCGGGTTGGCGTTCAAGACGACCGACGGGGCGGCAGCCGTGTAGTAGACCGAACTGTCCATCGGCGCCTCAGTGTCGTACAGGACAGCCTTGTACCCGGCCTGCATCGGCGTGTACGGCAGGCTCCCGACGGTGGCCGACAGGCCGTGCCCGCGCACCGCTGTACTCGCGCCGGTGGTCGGGTCGACACGCAGGACATACGCGTACGGGGCGTCGACGTCGGAGAAGTCGAGGTCGAGCCGAACCTGAGCCTTCACGCTATCGGCGGTTGCGGTGATCGTGGACATCTGTCACCTCGTCCCGTATGCAAGCTCGTTGGCCTGGTCGTTCATCTTCTTATCGATACGCACGTCGAGGATATCGGTGATTTCCCGGGTGCCGAGGTAGACCCGGACGTTTGTCGCACCCGAACTGACCTTGCTGCCGAGCATGTCGAGCAGGCCCGTCTTCTGAGCCATGGCCGCCGCCCTGGACGGGTCACTCATCGGGATGACCGCCTCCGGCCCGGCCTCGCCGACAACCGCCAGGGTGGGCGCGTTGACCAGGCCGCCGGACGCCAGCAGCGGAATGTGCGGCAGGCCGATGTGCAGGAAGCTGCCCACCCGGTCGATGCCGGAGTTGAAGCCGCCGATCACAGAGTCGATGCCCGACTTGAGGCCGCCCAGAATGTCGCCCCCGACATTCTTCATGAAGCCGGAGACCCGGCCGGGGAGTGCCCGCACGAAACTGACCACGTCGTCGGCGCCATTGCGGACGAAGTTCTTCGCGTCGTTCCAGGCGCTGCGGAATGCGCCGCCGATGATGCCGGGGAGCCGGTTCACGAATCCGGCGATCTTGCCGGGCAGCTGGGTGAAGATGAACATCACGGCGGCGACTTCGGTGGTGAGGATGGCCTTACCGGTGGAGAAGGCCAAATTCCACAGGTCGACGAACAGGTGCCCGATGCCTTTGATCGCATTCCAGATCAGCCCGGGCGCCTTGATGAAAACGGCGAGGACCACCCCGATCCCGATCCCGATCGCCTCCCCGGCGAGGCGCAGGGCCTCCGTGAACGCCTGCCAGAGCAGGCCCGGGAGGGCGCTGAGCGCGGCCCAGACACGTCCGGGGATGCTGTCGAAGAAGCCCGGCAAGGTGACCGTGAACCAGTTCCCGATGTCTTTGCCGACCCCGACGATCCACGCCCAGATGCCGGAGAAGAAGTCCTTGACCGCGCCCAGGGCAACCGTCAGGGCGTGGGTGACAACCCCCCAGTTCTTGTAGATCAGGTACGCCCCGGCGGCGATGGCGGCCACGGCCAGGATGATCCAGCCCACCGGGCTCAGGGCGTCCACGATGCCTTCGTAGATGGCGACCGCCACCAGGGCCGCCTTGTAGATGAGCCACGCCCCGGCGGCAGCCTTGAGCAGGTCGGGATGCCGGGCCAGGACGTTAGCGGTCGTCACCAGCAGCGGCGTCAGCTTCACCAGGGCGGCCGTGAGCCCGCCCGAGAACGAGGTGACCAGGCTGGCGACCGCCGGGAGCAGCGGTGTGACGATCTGGAGAATCGAGGACAGCGCCGTGTTGAGCAAGGTGAAGATCGCCACCAGGGTCTGATGGCCCTGGGCCGTGGCGAAGAACTGGTCGAGCAGGCCGACCAGGCTGCCCAGGATGCCCAGCCCCTGACCGCCGGTCTCCTGCAACGCGCCCAGAATCTGCATGATCAGGCCGAATACGTTGCCGAGGATCGTGCCCAGCTGGTGCAGCACCACCAAGGCGTCGTCGAAGAACTTCGCCATGCCGCCCGAGCTGGCCTCCGCGTTGAGGAAGCCGACCAGCTGCGTAAGCAGGCTGGCGAAACCTCCGGACAGGCTCGCGAACAGCGGACCGGCGACGGCGGCGACGGCGAGGAACGCGGACGCGAGCTGGCCGACCAGCGGGATGAACGGGGCGATGGCCTGGTGCGCGGCGATGAAGATCGAGGCGATGTCCTGCTTGCCGTTGCCGAACGCCGTCAGCAGGCCCCGGCCCATCTGCCCCAGGTCGGCGGACAGCTGGTGCAGCCCGGCCCGCAGCGTGGGCAGCAGGTTGTTCGACACTCGGGTGAGCACGCCCTGGAGCTGCACGAAGAAGGTTTGCTGCACGTCCTTCTGCAACTGCTGGAACGCCGGGTGCAAGTTTTTGATCTCTTGGACGAAGGACTGCGCGGCCGGGGCCAGCTTCTTCATCGCCGCGTTGAACGCCGCCGCCTTGGTCGGGTCGAAGGCGTCCTTCAGGGCGGCGCCGACACCGTTCGTGGCCATCTTCAGCACGGCCATCGCGCCGACCATGGTCCCGATGGCGGCCGGGATGGTGGCCGACAGGGCGAGCGCGGCCGGGGCGAGGGCGGCACCGGCTTCGACGCCGAAGGCGATCAGGGTGGGCATGAAGGCGGCACCGATGCCGCTCACAGCGGACATCAGCCCCTTGCCGAAGCTGTTGCCGCCCTTCTTGCCCTCCTTGTCCATGTTGTTTTCGATCTTCTTGTCGACGCCTTTGCCGACCTCGTCAGCCGCCGACTCTCCGGCCTTCTCCGCCGACTTGTCCAGCTCGTCGAACTTCAGGCCCTTGGTCTCTTCGTCGAGGGTCTTCTTGATCTCCTCGCGTAGGCCCGGCGAAAACTTCGACAGGTCGGCGAACACCTGCACGAACGCGCGCCCCAGAACACCGGCCATAGGTCAGGAGCCTACGGGACCGGGAGGCTGGGCCTGCCCCATCAGGGCGGCGAACGCCGACTCGGCCGCCCGCTCGTCGTACATGTCCTCCGGCTTCACGCCCTCCACCCCGATCGGCGGGAGCCGCAGGTCGATGTCGAACTTGTTGCGTTCCTTCTCGTCCATCGTCCGCACGCAGATCACGTAGATGGCGTTCAAGGCTGCCGCGAGGCTCACCTTCCCCAGGTCGACGCCGAGGCGGGTCAGCTCCCCGCCGATGATGCGCCATGACTCGCCGGAGGAGCGGATCAGCCGGTCCGCCTCCCACCACGGCCGCCCGGCGGCGGCCGTCAGCAGCTCCCGGGACCGCTTCGCGATGTCCTCGGCGGTCACCGTGCCGTCCAGCAGCAGATCGGCCACCCGCTCCTCGGCGTCCCCGTCCATTAGGCCCGGGATCAGGGGTAACGGCACATCCTGGTCGAGGATGGCCAGGAACCAGTCAACAGCCGGGTGCGGGGGCACCGTGAAGGTGTCCCCGCCCAGGTCGACGTCAATCGCCCAGATTCGCAGCGCGGCGAGGGCGTCAGTGGGCATCGTCGCGCGGATCGTGGATCGACCAGTGCTCCAAGGCGTCGCGCCATCCCTGCTTGTATGCGACCTTGCGCATGTGATCGTGGCGCCAGAAGTGGAACGGCAGCCACACGGCCAGGGCCACATACGCGACGAGCTGGAGCGGCCAGGGCACATACCGGGCCAGATACTCCGTCCACGGGATCGTTCCCGCCGGGTGCAGCAGACCGGCCACACACTCCATGACGATCGCCGTCAGGGTGATCCCGAGGAACACCACCGTCCAGATGATCCGAGCCCGCTTGAGGCCCGTCATTCGCGCACCTCGAAAGGTTCCGCCTTGACGGCCAGCGCGGTTCCGTTGACCACCTTGAGGTGCGTTACGTGCGTGATAGCCGACAGCTCGGTGAACCACAGCGAGTTGATCCGGCCGTCGACCGTGACCACCCAGACCGTCATCGCCGCCGCCGGACCGGAGCCGCCGCCTTCGCGGCCGAGGATGCCCCGTTGAACTTCTCGCCCGCCGTACGGATCGAGGCGAAGACCTCCTCGGCGGTGACCTCCCCGTCGATCATCGCGTCGTCCAGCCAGTCCTTGTCCTCGTCCTTGACGATCATTCCTTCGACGACCTTGCCGACGGTGCCGAGGTTGCGGACGAGGCGGTCCCGCTGCTCCTGCGACATCTCGCCATCGTTTTCGATCTTGTGGTCGGGCAGGCCGCGAGCCACCCGGGCCAGCACCACCAGCGCTCCATCGGTCGGCTTCCGCATCTCAACCTCACGGCCGCCCAGCTCAATCAGCACCGTCAGCTCGCTCACGACATGAAGCCCTTCTCGACGCCCCAGGTCTCCAGCGCGTTCGCCGTCCGGCGGATCTGCGTAGCAACGTGGTGCTCCGCCCGGAACGCCTCCGTCGCGGCCCACAGGTCGGCGTCGAAAGCATCCGACGGGGCGGGCGGGGTCGGGGTCGGGGTCGGGCCGGGCTGCGACTTCGCCGTCCAGAAGTAGACGTCGCCCTGCTCCTGGCGAAGCCCCCACCAGGCGTCAGAGGTCATGTACCAGCGGCCCTGAGCGCCCCAGGCGGAACCCCACGAGTTGGGGCCGCCGACGAGCAGCTTGCCGGTGCCGTTGCCCGGCGCGCCGACCGCGACGACCTCGTCCACGCACAGCTCGTGCCCGCCAGCCAGGCCGGACGACATGGTGACGGTGATCAGGCCGTCAGAGCCGACCGTGAACATGCTGTTGTACCAGGGGATGCCGGTGATGCCGGGGCGGTCCATCAGCGCCTGGAGCGACGAATCGAGGTCGAGGGCCGCCTGGTAGCCGGACGCAACCCCCGCCTTGACGGCCATCTTCGACGAGGTGAGACCGTCGGAGCCGGTGTCGTCCGGCGTCCACGTGCCCGGGTAGGAGTCGTTCGCGGTGTTGTCGTGGTACCAGCCCTGCGCGCCCGGCTCGTCCGGCGTGTACGACCAGTTGAGGGAGCCGGGGGCGAAGAACGGTTCGTGATAGGCGCACGAGCATGAGGCGTTGCCGGTGCAGGAACCGATCTGCCCCTGGTCGAGAACGGCGATGTGCTGGGCGTGCCGGACCGAGACGACCGGGGTGTCGGTCGGCTGGACGGCGTAGTCCTTCGACCGGCTGTCCAGGTAGACGTGGCGGCCGAGCAGCGGGTGCAGCGGCAGCCGCTCCCGGTAGATGCTGATGACGGACATGGGTTCCTCCTCCTACGTGTCACCGCCGCCGCCAGCGTCGGCAGCGGTGGTGGACTGCATCTTGTAGCCCTCGCTGGTTGCGACTTCGCGTAGCGCGTCCCTCAGCCATGGGCGTCCTCGCCGGGCGGGCTGGTGGACCCACTTACGCACCATCGGCTGACCGTGCCAGTGAAATGCGAGGGCCTTTTTGGTCTTGGGGTAGATGACGAGGGCGCGGCGGCCTTCGTGCACGGGCAGCGCGTACTTGACCTTGGTGAAGACCTCACCCGTGATCTTGTTCGACCCGGACGTGATCTTGAACTGGTGACTCGCCCGCAGGTTACCGGTGTCGACGGGCGTCAACACCCGGGCGCGGTTGAGCACCTTGACCGTCGTCTTCAGGACTTCCTTGCCGACATCGTCCTGCAAGATCCCCTTGATGACGTCCTGGAACAGGTCAACCCTGACCGACTTCACTCCGCCCGACATCCGGCACCTCCTGCGGTACAACACGAAGATAGCCGTTCTCCACGTGCATGAGCGCCCAACCCATGTCGTCGGCGTCCTGCGTGAACCGGTCGCCGACATCCAGGGCGCTGAAACTCACCAGCACCTCGAACGTCTGCGGCGTCGTCTTACGGCTCGTGCCTGCCACGGCTCCTCCTCAGCAGTCCGCGCACGGTGCGGGCACCGAGACGGTCACCAGCAGCTTACCGCCGGTGCAGCCGCCCTCCACCGGCAGCGGCGTCCACTCGCCGACCGCCCGCCGCTGCGTCGGCCGGAAACAGCAGGCCGCCGTCCGGCGCATCAACGTCTGATGGACCATCTGCGTACTGAACGCCGACGACCAGTCCGCCGAGCTGGGCGGGTCGATGTTGTCGATCGACTCGTCCGAGTCCGACCAGGGCATGCAGAACGTCACCCCCATCTCCAACACGACGGCGTACGCCAGGGGGCCGCACGGCAGCCACGTGTTGTCCGCCGCCGGGAAGCTGTCCCACGACGGATAGATGTTCGCGACCCGAATCCAGGCCAGCCCGGCGCAGCACTCGTCGACGTTGGGGCCGATCAGCGGCCCCGTCTCCGAGCCGACCCGCAGCTGCACGTACCGGGGCGGCGTCGGCAGAGACGCCAGCTGCTCCATGAAGCAGGTCATCAGCTCCTCTGCGACCGGCAAGCCGATCGGGTCGGTCGGGCCGATCGTGGGCAGACTAAACACGGCCGTCATCCCCGCAGTAGCAGTGAAATTGGCAGACAGGTTGACTGTCTGCGCACTTGTCGAGAGTGTCGCAGACAGGCTGCCGGTGGCCGCGAGTCCAGCGGCCAGCTTCACCTCCCGGGTCAGCGCGTCGGCCATCGAACCGGTCGCGGTCAGCCCGGCAGCCAAGGCCACCTCCCGGGTCAGGCCGTTCGTGAGGCTGCCGGTGGCCGTGAGGCTCGCGGCCACCGGAGCCTCACGGCGCAACCCGGCCGTCAGCGACCCCGTGCCGGTCAAGGTCGCGGCCATGTCGACGATCACGCCACCGGCCGACGCCTTGATCTCGACACCGGAGATCGTCCAGTTCAACGTTCCGGCGGGAACGGTCAGCCCGATGGTGGTCGCACCGGCGGCCGGTATCGGCGACCAGGCGAAGTACTGGACGCTGTTGGAACCCGAGTGCCCGTCATACAGGCCGGTCTCAACGGTGGTGCCCGGCGTCCACGTACGCCCGGCCGGGTCGCGGCTCTGTTCCTCCGTCATCGCGAAGCTGATCACCGAGTTGGCGGCTGTCGTCGTGAACGGGGCCGACATGGTGGCCCCGGTGCCGTGGCTGGAGGTGAACACGGCCGGGGTCGGATCGAGGAAGGCGCTACCCCACCGTTCGACGACCATCGAGTGCCGGGACGACAGCGAAGGCGTACTGGAGATCGAAAACGTGCCGGGAGATCCCGTCACAGTGCACGTCCACGTGCCGGACCAGCCAGCGAAACCGCCCGGGGCGGCGATCTGCACCGGCTGGAAGGTCTGCCCGCCGCCCGTGGGCGTGGACATCGACGTGCCCGTGTCCCAGGTGGTCGCCTTGACCACGATCACGTCGCCGTTGGACGTGGAGATGGTGGCCGCCGACGATGTCAGCGTGGAAAGGTCGGCGCCCGCCGAGGGCTGGAAGTCGGAAGCGATGATGGCTGGGCCGGTCATGGCCTCCGCCTCACTGCGCCGTCAGGACGAGCTGCCCCGCGAGGATCCGGATCGTGTCGCCCAGGTTGACAGTTTTTGACGCCGTCGCCGCACCCCACCACCAGCGGAACGGGGTGCCCGCGCTGTCCCAGATTTCGAGGCCGACAACCGTGCAGGCAGGCATGTTGGCGAACACGACGTCGGCACTGTTCGCGGTGGTCGTGACGCCGCCGGAGGTCGAAGCGACCGGGAACGCCGCAGTCTGCGCAACGTACGTGGATCCGCCCGCGTTGACAACCTCGGTACCGGCGGCCGAGTCGGAGCCGTTGGCCGTCATCAGCCGCACGTTCAGCGGGCCGGTCGGCGCGGTGGTGGTGTTGCCGGTCAGCCAGTTGAGGGTGCGAACCTCGGCGACGTCGGTCAGGTTGTCAGCCATTGCTACCTCTCACGGCCAGGTGGTGATGCGGTTCGGGGACTGATCCATCGAGTACACCCGGGGAGCCTGCGTGAGCCGGGCCGGGTTGAACTGCACGACCAGCTGATCGACCTCGTTCAGGCCGGTCAACCCCCGGTCGAGGTAGGTGTTGACGCCGGGGAACTGCACGGAGACGCCCGCTCGGGTCAACGACTGCATGCGCTGCGGGAGGCGGCACGGCTGCCCGGCGAGCCCTTTACCGATTTCGCAGGCAAGCAGGCTCGCAGCGTCGAGGGCCTCGATCGGCACCGTGCGGCCGAAGACGCCGGTCACGCTCCACGTGTCCGCCGCACCCAAGTTCTTGTCCAGGTCCTGGCATTGTGGCCAGCAGGCCGCGTCGGTGCGCACCAGCAGGGAGCCGTTGTCGACCCGGTAGGCGGACGGGTCGACGGTGGCGCCGTCAACGATGACGGAGGTGATTGACACGGTGCGGGGGAGCTGGACTTCGCAGGTGGCGCCGCAGCAGTTGATGCCCGCGCACCCGGCGTTGTGCCACACCCCGTTCTGGATGTACAGCGGGTAGTAGCTGTTGCCTTCGTCGGAGCCCCACGGGTTGATCAGGTTCACCGGGTAGGTCTGATACAGCGGCGGCAGCATGGGGGCGTTGCACGGCCTGAGCGTGAGCGTGACCGTCCCGAACTGGCGGCCGGTCAGCGAGTACACCGTGAACGCTGCGAGGCGCATAGCGAGGGCCTGCTGCGGGGTTGTCAGGCCGCCCCAGGTCGTCGAACAGCCGGAGAAGTCGGTCAGAGTCCAGCCGTCCGGTGTCGCGCTGACCATCAGCTGCCCACCACTTCGTCGGTGCCGTCCCAGCGGAACTCGGACACCGGCGCATGCCGGGCGCAGGTCACGCAGTAGGTGGCGCCGTAGAAGCCCGGCTCGCGGGCGTACGTCCCGGCCAGCGGTAGAGACATGGTGGTCACCGAACGGCACACGACATGCCGGTAGGACCGGCGCAGCGGGCGCACGAACCCGTTGGCGCGCTCCTCCTGCGACAGGACCAGATACGCCTCGGCCTGCGGGACACGCGTACCTTCCGGGTCGGCGCCGTGTGTCAGGCCGGGGTCCGAAGGGTCGTCGGTGAGCCTGCCCATTGCCTGCCCCTCCTCGTGGTGCGGAGGCCGCCGTCAGCGACCCCCGCCTTACCCGTTTGAGATCAGCTCGCGCAGCCGCAGCTACCTGCGGGCGGCGCGAGGTACGTCCACTGGAGGTGCCGGTGCGTGTCGGCGGGCAGGGCGATCAGCAGGTTCTCGGCCGTCCCGGTCGTCATGTTCGCCAGGACCGTCTTCGGGCCGGTGCCCCAGGCCGTACCCTGCTTGGTGCGGCCGTTCACCGTGAACGAGATCGCACCGTTTTCGATCTTGAGGTCGCCGACGACACCCTCAACGATGTTCGGCAGCAGGAAGTAGCCGAACGGCACCAGCGAGAACGTGCCGATCGTCAAACACGTTCCGGCCGACACATTCGACCAGACCTCCAGCGCGAACTGTCCCGTCGCGTAGTTGCCGGTACGGGTCTGGAAACCCACAGCCGACGGGCTGGCAGCGTCGTTGAGCACCAGCGTCGAACCCGTGATCAGGCCGAACAACTCCGGATCCACGTTGCAGAAGGTGATCGTGACGTCGATCCACTTCAGCTGCTTCGGGCTCTTTTCGTTGACGCACATCACGCCAGCGGCGTTCATGACGATGATTTCGGTACCCGACTCGACCTGGTCTTGCATTTCCACCGAGACGAAGCCGGTCGAGACGGCCGACACGCAGGAACCCGACTTAGGGGCGCCGCACGAGCTGATCGCCTGAACCCGCATGGTCGTGCCCTGAATAGGTGCCTGACATACGGCCGTCATCTATCTACTCCCTGGCCTTGCCCGGCCGCGACTTGCGGACCGGAGGGGTGTTCGGGTCTCCGTCGTCGTCTACCAGCTCCTCCTCGGAGGGCCAGCGGTCGGCACGATCGGCGTTGAAGGCATCGGCCACGTCCTGCGGCACCCGCCAGGACAGCGCCACGTCGTGCTCACCGCGCTGGGCTTCGACAACCCGCGAGTCGTAGCCCTTCTCGACGGCCAGTTCGATCAGCCGCGCGGTCGTCTCACCTTCCGGCTCATGCCGGTTGATCAGCACAACCGCCGGGGTGTAATCGGCTCCAGTAGGCATTTCGGTCAGCTCCTCAGTCCGTAGGTACTCACGATGTACCCCATTCTTCAGTAGTTGACCGGCGATGCGGTCGCGGCGGCCGTCGATGCGGTCATCGCGTTGAGGGTGACCAGCACGAAGAACGCCACACAGTCGATCGTGATGGCGTACGCCTGCTGGCCGGTGGTCTGCCAGGCGTTGCCCGACCGGTCGAAGGTGCGCTCCGGCGGGCTGACGAAGACCCGGTCGTCACGCCAGATCGTCGTCGCCCCGGTCGCCACCAGGTAGGCGGTGCCGTTGGCCGGGACCACCGTGTCATCGGTCGGCTTGTGCCCGGAGTAGCCGCGCCCGAACGACCACGTGTTGCCCATCGGCGTGAACTGGGTGTCGGACGACCGCGTGCCCCTCGTCGGCATCGGCGACAGCTGCCGCTCAACCAGGTACGGCGTCGTCAACGGGCGGGCGTGGATGATGCCCGGATAGCTGTACTGCGCCAGCGCGTCTTCGAGCAGTGCCACCCCGTATTCGATGGTGACGGCCGTCCCCGGCGTCGGCGTGACGTCGAGGATGCCGGAGGCGCCGTTCAACTCCGGCCGCAACAGGGCCGACTGGACGTCCGCGTTGCCACCCCAGAACGCCTGCTCCGCCACGTACTGGGAGTTGTCGTTGAGGCGGATCCGGACCCGGCGCTCAACCTCGGTAGCGTCGTACGGGAACGCTCCCGCCTTCAACCCGGCAACCACCTGGAACGGCAAGCCGACGGCCGTCCCGTCGCAGGCGTCAAGTGCGGTGCTCGCCGCGATGGTCGGGTTCGCGCAGGAGGCCGCCGCAAGCAGGTGCGCGTTACCGCAGTGCTCCTCCAGGTACTGCACGCCGCCCACGTCGCCGTGGTCGGGCATCGGGAACGGGCCGTTGGCGGCCGAGAAGAGACCGTATCGGATGTTGCCGACTGCGGGCTGCGGTACGAAGACCGGGCCGGTCATCGGCGTGAGTGCTGCCATCGGGTTTCCTCCCTTCCCGTAGGTGGGTTCCCGGGGTCCGCGTTCTTCGGCCGCAATGCCTGAACTCGTGGACCCCGGGAGTCTCGGTTACGGGTTGGTCGGGAAGGTGACGGCCGTGGCGAGGGTGCCCGCCGCCTGAGTGTTCGGCGCGTAGTTCGCCGCGCCGTCCGGGATGAGGCCACCGCCGAGAGCCGCCGCGCCGATGGTGTAGACCCGGCTGTCGAAGCAGGTCTTCGCCGCGAGGATGCCCTGCTCCGTGAACAACTGGGTGGTCTTGTTCTGCGCTAGCAGCGTCGAGTCGTACACGGTGTCGAGGGTGATGATGTCGGCGTTGCCGCGCACCCAGGTTCCGGCCGCGTACACCAGCATCTGGAGCGTGTGCGGCCAGTCCTGCACGAAGTTGTTCGACGTCGGGTCGGTGCCGAACTGCTGCCACTGCGACGGGGCCCCGGTCGGGTAGGCAGCCCAGTAGAAGGCGTCCTGCCAGTCGTACACGTACTGGACGCGGGCGCCGCGAACGGCCAGCCATTCCTGGATGTTCGCCATGGTGATGGCGAACTGGTCCTTGCCGTTGTCGCCGTCGTAGAAGGCCCGGCGGGTGACGTCCGCGCGAATCCACGACTGCACCCAGAACGGGAGCACGACCTCCAGGGTGGAGGCGAGCTGCATCCGCTGCCGGTACTTGTAGTCGACGATCGCCATCTCCAGGGCGCCCAGCAGGGTGGACACCACGGAGTGGTCGGTGTACCAGGTGGTGCCGAAGCCGGGGGTGTGGGAGGCGACGCCGGACGGCAGGTTGAGCGCGGTCGAGCCGGTCACCAGAGCGTTGATCATGAACTGGTTGATCTTGTGCGTGTGGGCGATCATCGCACCCCGCACGAACCGGGCGATCAGCTCCGGGTAGCCGCGCAGCTGCAACAGGTCGGCCTGGATCGCCAGACCGTCCGCCTCCAGGCGGGTATCCGTGAACGACGGGCACGGCACGCTCATCGTCGGCTTCGTGACACCCGAGATGACCGACGCCTCGTTGTAGTGGAAGAAGCCGCTGCCCGAGTAGATCGAGGAGAAGTCCGGGCCGGTCGTGTACTTGATGCCGCCCCGCGAGACGTTGATCTCCGGGATGTCGAGCAGGCCGTCCGACGACTCCAGCTCACACAGGTCGTACAGAACCTCGGACGGGGCACACCAGCCCGCACCGGCGGCCGTGAGGCTGTTGGGTGCGTCGTTGGCCTGCGCCCGGCGGGCGATGTCGATGGAGGCGAGCAGGGAACCGCCCGGGAGGCGCTTCTCGGACGACGCGTAGTCGATGACCTTGGTCGCGTCGTCCGCGAGGCCACCCGACGCGGTCAGCTCCTTCGGGTAGTCCAGCTTGAACTGGGCGATGGGGTCACGCCGCGAACCGCCCGCACCACCGAACGCCGAATACTGGAGGAACGACTTCTCGACCGCCTTGCCGACCTTCTCCCAGTCCAGCTCGGAACCGGCCGGATAGTCGGAAGAGTTCGCCCCGGCGAGGATGACGGCCGGAGTCCGTGACACCGATTCGGCTGGAACGGCGGGGGTTGTCCGGGAGGCGACGGCGGCGACACTGGGCGCGGACGGCTTGGCCGCCGCCGCCGTGGTCACTGCGGGGGTCTCCGGGACGGCTACACCCTCGGCGCCCGTGTCGTCGGTGCCCGCGTCGTCGGGCGCGTCTTCCTCGCCGAGAGCCTCACTGAGGGCGGCGAACGCACCAGCAGCACCACTGCGCCGGATGCGCTCGGCGTCGACCCCCTTGACGATGGTGGTCAGTTCACGCATGGTGGCCACATCGTCGGCGGTGACGTCCGGGACGTCCATCTCCGCGTACTGGCCCTGCGCGGATCGCGCCTGCGAGCGGATCGAAGTCAGGTCCTCGGTCGACATTCCGGCGAAGGCATACGAGCCGTCGTCGGCAGTCGGAACCGTGAACGGCAGGTTCACTGTCACTGCGTGCTCTCTTCAACTTCGAGCGCTCCGCCGGACCGTGGCAGCACGGATACACCTGCGGCCGATCATAGCGGTAGTCTGCGGGTTCACGGAGGAGGAGGCCGTATGGAGTTGAACGACGCCCACTTCACGCCCGAGGATGTCGCCGACGCGACACAGGTTCTCGACGCCGCCACGAACATCTTTGACCTCGATCGGACGGCAGCGCAGGTGCGGGCCGCCCAGAATGACCTCAACAAGGCGCTCAACCCGCGCGCCGGGGACAAGGTATGTATCGCCTACCCGCACCTGGACAACTTCGGCGCGAACTTCGTCGACACGATCCTGCGGGCAGCGGCCTACGACAAGGCCCACGGCGACTACCTGCTGCACAATTCGGGCCTGCTCAATCAGGGCGCCCTGTGCGCCGTGTGGGGCCGGTCGATGGAGCTAGCTCACGCCCGGAACACGGCGACTGCCGCCTTCCTGTCCAGCGACTCGGACTGGCTTTTGTGGTGGGATACCGACATCGGCTGCGAGCAGGACGCCATCGAGAAGCTGATGGAGGTCGCCGATCCGGTGGAGCGGCCCATCATCGGCGGGCTGTGCTTCGTCGAGGGCGACTACTCCCACGACATGCACGGCGGTCTGCGGTCCAGCCTCGCACCCACCATGTACGACTGGACGTGGGTCGAGCCGAAGTCGGGGATGCCCGGCGCATACAAGCTCCTCAACCGGCAGGACTGGCCCGAGGATCAGTTGGTGCGGGTCGCCGCGACCGGTACCGGTTTCCTGCTCGTGCACCGGTCCGTGTTCGAGGACATCAGCGCCTGGCTGGTCGAGTCGGACGCACCGGCGCAAATCTGGTTCGAGCGGATTCCAGGCCCGGACGGCGAGCTGTCCGGGGAGGACATCTCGTTTTGTATGCGCGCAAACCAGGTCGGTAAGCCCATCTACGTGCATACCGGCATCACCACCACCCATCAGAAGACCGTCTGGTATGGGGTGCCCGAGTACAGGCAGAAGCCGTTCACGCCGCCGCCGATGACGATGATTCCGCTGCCGCCCGAGCAGTGGCCGAAGCTGATGGTCAACCGCAACGCCGCCCGGGATGCCGCCGAAAACTCGCCGACCAGGCACAAGCAGGTCCCCGAGGCCACCGAAGAAGTCGCCGTCATCGTGCCGGTGGCGAAGCGGGACAACGCCAAGCCGTTCCTGGAGTCGTTGCACAACAGCCTCACCCCCGCCCAGCGGGACAACGTATGGATCTACGTGATGGCAGACCGCGACGACGACACCGCCGGTAAGTGGCAGAAGTCCATGCTCCACGACAACGTCATCATCGACTGGCAGCACCACTACCTGCGGGAGATGGGCTCCTTCGCGGAGAAGGTCAACCGGGGCTTCGAGATCAGCGACGAGCCGTGGCTGTTCCTGGTCGGCGACGACGTGCACTTCCACAAGGGCTGGCTGGATCAGGCCATGGAGGTCGCCCGGACCACCGGCAAGAGCGTGGTCGGCACCAACGACCTGGGCAACCCGGCGGTGCTGGCCGGTGAGCACGCCACGCACATGCTGATCAGCCGGGAGTATGTGGAGAAGGTCGGCGCGTCGTGGGACGGTCCGGGCGTCGTCTGCCACGAGGGCTACCGGCACTGGTTCGTCGACAACGAGATCGTCACGGCGGCCAAGCAGCGCGGGCAGTGGGCGCCGTGCCTGGCCTCGCATGTCGAGCACATGCATCCGTACTTCCGTAAGGGCAAGATCGACGACGTGTACCGGATCGGGGAGGCGGCGGCCGGACTCGACCAGGTGTTGTGGCAGGCGCGGGCCGCCAAGTATCTGACGGAGGAGTCATGATCGAAAACGAAGACGGAGACAGGGTCTACCAGGTCAAGCAGCATCCGTTCCCGCACCTGGTGCTCGACGGCCTGTTCCGGCCCGTGCAGTTGGCGAACGTCGTCAAGGAGTTCCCCGACCCGGCCGCCCCGGGCTGGAAGTCCTTCGCCAACAGCACGGAGCGCAAGCTGGAAGGCAGCAACCCGCGAATGTGGGGCATCGCCACCACCCTGCTGCTGCGGCAGATGGAACTTCAGGCGCCCGGCCTGGCCAAGGCGTTCGGGACGCCACCGCTGACTATGGAAACCGTCGGAGGCGGCTATCACCTGATCGAGCCGGGCGGCTACCTAGCGATGCACGCTGACTTCAGCCGCTCTCCAGTGTCCAGCAAGTACCGGTGGCTCAACATGCTGGTCTACCTCAACCGCGACTGGGAACAGTTCAACGGCGGGGAGCTTCAGCTCTGGGACGACGACGGCCCGGCCGTCTCGGTGACGCCCGAATTCAACCGGACGGTCGTCTTCCGCACCTCGGGGTCGTCGTGGCACGGCCACCCGAACCCGGTCGTTGGCCGCCCTCGCCGGTCGGTCGCCGCGTACTTCTACGCCGATGAGCCCGCGCCCGGTTACATCGGTGACCACTCGACCCGCTGGCACCCGAAGGCAGGGCAGCCCGGTGCATGAGGCAGTGCTGTCCTGGGTCGGCCAGTTCCGCTGCACCGAGGCCCTGCGGGTGCTGGACATCGGCGGCCGGGACCTGAACGGGTCGACCCGGCCCCTGTTCCCGAACGCATCCCCGTACCACGTTTTGGATCTTCGGCCCGGCCCGAACGTGGACGTCGTAGCGGACGCCGCCGACTGGAAGGGCAGCAAGGACTGGTACGACCTGGTCATCTGCACTGAGACGTTCGAGCACGCCGAACGCTGGCGGGAGATCATCGCGACCGCCTGGGATGTGCTGCGCCCCGGCGGCTGGCTGATCTTCACCTGCGCCGGACCCGGCCGACCCCCGCACTCCGGGGTCGAAGCCGTGTGGGGTCTGATCGGCAACGAGTGGTACGCCAACGTGTCGCATGGCGAGATCGCGATCGAGCTGCACGAGCAGGGCTGGACGGACATCGAGGCGCGCCAGCATGGCCTGGACACCCAAGGCAAGGCGGTCAAGCCGGAGCCCGACCGTGAGATGCTGTCGGGGGATGGCAGGGGCTCCCGCCCGCCACCTTTCCCCGGCGCCGGACTGCCGGACGTGGCCTGACGGCGCCGGTCGTCTCCTCGGGGATCGAGGAGACAGCATGTGGGCCATCACTTCACGCTCCGGCGGGTGCGCAACTTGCGGGCCCGGTGCGGCACGGCCAGCTCGGTACGGATGCTGTCCGGACGTCCACCCACGATCGTGCCGGACACGGATACGCACGCCTGACCGGTCGGCATCCCGCAAATCTGCGAGCACTTCCGGTAGGCGCCCCAGTCGGTGATCTCGTCGTTCATCGCGGCACGACCGCCCCGGAGAACTTCGCCCGGTGAGTGGCCCAAGACTTCCCGGCGGCGGCCACCGTCCGGCGACTCCAGTCCTCGCGTACGGCTTCGGAGTACAGGTCGGTTACGGTCCAGTCTTTCATTGCACTGTTCCTTTCCGTTGGCATGCTGGACAGATGCGGACGTGGAGCGGCTCGCCGGTGACGGACAGGCCGTCGTAGACGAGCCAGCCGCGTGCACGCAGGGCGTCGTCGGATGCCCAGGCCCCGATCAGGCACCGGTCGCACGCCTGGTGCTCCCGGTGCGGGTCGGCGTTCTCCACGTCGAACAGCGGCGTCTCGTCGAACCACGCCTTGTCCGCCTTGGGACCTCTCACCGGCTCAGCTCCTCGGTGAACTGCTTGACGAGGTACCAGGATCGGCCCCGGTAGCGCATGGTGCGCCTGGCGCCGAAGTAGCCGGGCGTGATCTTGATGGTGAGGCCGAACGGGTAGAAGGCGTCATGGACTGTGCGGCGCGAGGTCTTCTCGATGTACCGCATCCAGAGCCTGTCGCGCCGCCGGTCCTTGGTGCGGCTGCCCATTACGCCCTCCGCCGGGATGCCAGCCGCAGAAGCGCGGCGAGCAGGTAGGCGACGCAGTAGAGCAGGGCGGCGGCGGCGAGGATCGGGCCGAAGATCAGGAATCCGAGGACTGCTGCGATCGGGTGGGGGCGGGTCCGGAGCCGGGCCATGGCTACTCCCTTAGTTGTCTGCTATCAGCGTACACCTCTTGCGCTGGGCCGCAAGGGTGCTGTAGGCTATTGGCATACAGCAAGGCGGGATCGCCGCCCCGCTGACAACTGAATCAGGGACCGGCCAGGACCCCCACAGAGAAGGCGATCAAGTCGCGCTGCGGGCCGTAGAGCCTGGCCAGGCCCCACCCCATCAGCCAGGCAGGAGAACGCATTGAGCAGGCAGTGGCCGGACAAGCCGCCGAAGCGGCGCAGCCCGATGGACTCGGGCAACAACAGCAGCGGCAAGGGCTGCTGCCCCATGGTGGCCGCCGTGAAGTCGGTCAAGCAGGGCAAGTTCAAGCTAGCCCGCCGGTACGCGGCCATGTCGGTCCGGCTGATTGCGGCGAGGGCCATCCGGGCGGTCGACTGGCTGCCCGCCCTCACCCCGCATCTGCTGCTTTTCGCGCTGGCGGAACGCCCCACATTCTGACCTGCACACGAAAGGACCGGCCCCCAGGGAAGAGGGGCCGGTCCTTTCGTGTGTCAGCTGGTCTTGCGCCAGGTGGCGCCGGTCAGCTTCGCCGCGAACGCTTTTGCCTCAGTCTCCCGCACGGCGGCGAACGTCTTGACCACGGTGCCGTTGGCGTCCTTCACCTCGTAGTTGCCGAGGCCACTTCCGCCTCCACCACAGTTGCAGCCCATCGGGCCTCCTCCTACTCGACCAGGGCGACGAGAAGATCGCCCATGGCTTCAGCGTAATCGGCGCCGAGGTCTTCGGTGGTGGCCGACGCCACCAGCTCGCGCCACTCGGCCGCCAGGGCAGACCGCGATGCGGCCTCCTGCTGCTCGGCGAGCATCCCCCGCGCGATGGCCCGGCCGAGGGCGTCCGTGTCGACGGCCGCCGTGACCGTGTCGCCGTCGTCGACGACGTGGGGCAGCACCCCGGCGGCAACCAGGGACAGGACGATCTCCTCCTCGTGAGCGCCGGACGCGGTCACCGCACGCGGGATCGGGAAGCCCGGGGTGACGACGTGCAGGGCGGCCATCATCTCCAGGTTGGAGCCGATGCGCCGCCAGTCGCCGGACAGCGGGGTGGCTCGCATGGTCCGGATTGCAGCCTCGTCGGCCTCAGGAACGACGGCACCGGCAACCCAGATGCCGAACTGGTCCTCGCCCGCGCGTGCGAGGGCTCCTAGGCTGGTGGTGCTGTCGTAGTGTTCGGCCGCCGCCCGGTAGCCCAGGTTCGGCCCGGCGTGACCGCCCTTGCCGTACGACAGACGCCCCACCGGGATGCGGCTACCGTCGGCGGTCACAACCTCGCCGGTGTGGAAGTAGGCGTAGTTGGTGGCCGACTTGGGCGCGATGGTGCAGGAGTCGCCGATCCCGACGTGGCAGACGCCCCAGGTGGCAACGTGGCCGTAGACGCGGCCGTCGTCGGCAATGTGCAGCGGGGTCGGCCCGGAAAGCTTCGGGTCGTCGAACCATTCCTTTGGCGGTGCGGCCGGGGCGGCTCCGGCCATGAGGGCGGCCATCTTCTCTCCAGCCTTCCAGGCGTCGGGCAGGCTACCCGCGCAGTCCTTACGTTTCGCAATGGCGGTCAGCCGGGACTTGAACTGGCCGTAGGGGATTTTCGGGTTGGCGCGGCCGTACGAGGAGACCGCGTCGGCGATGTCGGAGCAGGAGGCGATCGGGAAGCGGCGGCCCTTGGGGTCGACGAAGTCTTCCGGGCCGAGCTTGTTGCGCACGCCCGCCTTGGTGACGTCGGGCGCGGCGTAGGCGGCGCCGCCCTGCCCCTCAGCGTCGGTGCCTTGCAGTTCGGGCTCGCCGTCCTTGTTCTTGCTGGGCAGGCGACGCTTCGCGAACTCTTCGAACTCGCCGTCGGTCAGCCAGATACCGGAATCGGCCATCTCCTGGGTGTCCTGCGATCCGTCGACGTTCGGCTTCTTCTTGGTCTTGCGGTTGGGGATGACCGTCTCGTCCATCTCATCGCTGCTGCCTGAAGCCATCTCGCCGTCGTTTTCGATCTTGGCGTCCCAGTCGACGCCACCCCAGTCGAACGCCAGACGGATCTGCTCCTCACCTGCCGCGACGACATCCATCCACGCACTGGAGGTAGTGCCGTCCACGTTCGGATCGGACGAGTCGATCGGGGTCAGCTTCGCGTGCCCGGACAGCTCGGCGAACGCGGGAATGTGCACCAGCGTGGCGGAGGCCATCCGCCCGGAGCGGATCATCTTCAGGCGCGGCCCGTCGTACGCCTCGTCGGCGAACGCGGGGGAACCGCAGCCGCATTCCCCGCCGGTGGCCTTCGAGTGGGCCATCTTCGCGGCCTTCAGCTTCCCGGCCTGATCCTTCTTCCAGGCGGCGTACGCCTTCGGCTCCGGGACGTGCTCGACTTCCTGCTGATCGAGGTCGACGGACGGGCCGATCACCTTGTTCTCGGTGAACTTCTTCGCGGCCGTCGCAGCGTTACGCACATCCTCCGGCCAGGATTCGTCGTCATAGAATTCGCCCTGCGCGGGCAGCATCCCGTCTTTCTCTTTGCCGATCTTCGCGATGTGCCCGACGATCACGGCGTTGGAGTGGCCGCCGGTGTCGGAGGCGACGTACCGCAGCGGCAGCGGCAGGTTGCGGTGGCCCAGCGCTCCGGCGTCGAACTGCCGTCCGTCGCCGGTCGGCTTGCCGATGACGGCCAGCGGCATCTTCCAGGCGGTCCCCATGCGGCGCCCCTTTCGTTGCTGCCCAGGATACGGCCTAGGCCAGCCAGAGCGTGCCGGTCATGCCGCCGATCATCACGACGGCGCCGCCGATGATCAGTAGGGCTCCGATGGTGCAGTCGGCAACCAGGGTGATTGCGTTGATGAGCTTCTTCATGATGGGTCCTTCCGGTCGGTGGGCATGGTACAGCCCCCCGACCGGAAGGCTGGGGGGCTTGTTCGGTGGGCGTCAGCGGCAGCGAGAGGCAGCCGTCAGATCGGCGGTCAAGCCTTCCAGCTCGCGCCGGTACTCCAGGTTGGGAATCCAGTGCGACGGGAACGCTTTCAGCCCGTACGCGGCACCGGCCAGCGCCCCCGTGATCGAGGCGATGCTGTCGGAGTCCCCGTCGGTGAATGCGGCCCGGCGCAGAGCGTTCGTCGGGTCACCGGGGAAGCAGAGCAGCGTGTGCAGGGAGCAGGTGAGGGACTGCTCGGCGACCCAACCGCCACCTGCCACGTCGCACGGGTCCTGCTGCTGGTCGCGGTCCGCCCCGTAGATGCTCAGCAGGGCGTCGGTCATCTCGTCCCAGCCGCGCCGGATGAACGTCTGCGGGGAGGTGACCGCCGCCTTGAGCTTGACGGGCTTCTTGCCGAACGTCACACCGTTGGCGTCGTCCCACCAGGCCATCGGCTTCTGGTAGTAGGCGACCTTCCCGGGGTCGCCTTCCCACAGGTGGCCGATCCAGTCGCCCCGGTAGCGGTCCCGCTGGTCGTAGGCGTACGCCAGCAGGTGATCGATGAGGGCCTCGGTGGGCTCTGCAATGCCTTCCAGGAGCATGCGGACGGCTACGGCGGTCAGCTCGGCCGCCGCGAGGGCGGTCGGGTGGCCGTGGGTGATGGCGGCTTGCAGCTGGGCGGCCCCGCCCAGCTGGTCCCATGTCCAGTCGGTGCGCAACGCGAGGGGTGAGACCCGCATGTTGGCGCCGTTGCCCTTGCTGTCGGGCCGGGTGGCCAGCAGCCACTGCCTAGGGTTGCGCTTGAGTGCGGAGACGGCGCCCATGCAAGTCGCTCCGGGGGCGCGCTGGCCGTCCATGCTCTTGGGGTCGTTCTGCCAGTTGATGAAGGCCATCACGAACCGGTCGGCCATCAGTTCGGGGGTCGGGCGGCCTGTGGCGAGTGCGGCGTTGGCGACGGCGATGGACATCTGGGTGTCGTCGGTGACGATGCCCTGCTTGGGGTTGTTGAGGCCGACCTGCTTGCGGAACGGGTTGCCGAACTTGGCCAGGGTGGGCGCCTTCATGAATTCGGTCGGGCGGCCGAGGGCGTCTCCGTAGGCCAGGCCGAACATAATGCCGTGGCGGCGGTCGGCGGTGGTGTCCTTGAGCTTCATTTCGTCCCCCTCGTTGTGTATGCCCTTAGCCTACACCTACTTGACAAGCCTGTCCACTCGATCCTTGAGGACCTTGCGGACCTCGTCCGAGTAGACGCTCCGGTCGCTCGTCGCAGTCAGCTTCCCCTCAGCCACCATCGCCGACACCCACTGCCGGGAACAGCCCAGCACGGCCGCAGCCACCGTCTGCGAGACCGGCCGAGCACCCCCGTCCGCCGCGAACAGCAGCCGCCCCAGGTCGGTCGCCCAGAACGCCGGACGGTCCATCTCCGTCGGGTCGACAAGCGCCCGAATGTGCGGGACGGCGAGCGGGTCACCGTCGGCCAGGCCATGCAGCAGCGACACGGCCAGCGGCGGGTACGGGATGTTGTGCGGGATGTCGAGCTTCCCGAATACGACCTGCGAGCGCAGCCACAGCACGTGCATCCGCTCGCACAGGTCGGTGACGACGTCCTTCGGTGCGGTCATGGTTTCCTCCATACGGCAGAGACCCCCCGGCCGGTCGGCCGGGGGGTCGTGGGGTGGATCAGGCGGCGGCGCGGAGCAGGCGGCCGAGCAGGACGTGCAGGCGGGGCACGACGTAGGTGTAGACCGAGTGCTCGCTTACCCGGGGCTCAGCCACACCCAGAGGCTCCCCGTTCGGGCCCTCCATGATCTCGGAGGTCATCGTGAAGCGCCCGGCAGTGGTCAGGACGCCCGTACCGGCAAGAGTGGCAGCGGCGGTCAGGGCCGCAGGGGCGACCTTGATGGCCTTCTCCGGGTCGGCCGAGTCGCACAGGATGAGCATGGTCGGCTCGCCGTCGAGGGTGACGAGGTAGAGGGCGATGGTGCCCTCAGTGGTCATGCACTTGATCTCGTCTTTGCTGTGTCCGAGCTTCATGGCGTTCTCCTTGGGGTCTGTCAACCTTGTAAACCCATAGTAGACACCACTTGACGCTCCCGTCAACCCTTGTGGGTGAACTTCTTCGCGGCCTGCGCCAACGTCTGCGCCACCCGGGCCACCGGCTTCAACCCGCGCAGGAACGCCCCAGCCTCCTTGCCGCTCATGCCATCGCCCGAATCCGTCGGCTCATCCACCAGATTCAAACCCAGATCGCCGTAATGGTCGTCAAGATGCTGCTGCTTCGGGTCGATCCGCTCGGCCATCACTTATCTCCCACAACTCGCACGCGCATAAGGGTGTGACCACCCGACGTCTTCTCCACCGACAGGACCTTGAATTTCGTCCCCGCCGCCAGGAGCATTTCGTTCTCCGAGTCCTCGTACTGCGAGATGCCGTTGACGAACACCGCAGGCGTGCCCTTGGGTGCCTCAATGACCAGCTGCAACGGCTTGCCGGAGAAGTGACCGCCCGACCCGGCCACCGACGACGACACGAAGCCCTTGTCGTCGAACGTCTTGCCGAGCAGGTCTTCCGGGTGGCTCTGAAATGAGGCGATGCCGGGGGGCCAGCCGGTGCCCCGCTTCAGTAGCGTGTTCTCGCGTAGCGGCATCATCGCCGACTGGATGTCGAGGGCGTACTGCTTCACTACCGGGCTGTAGCCGCCTTCACCGCGCAGGTAGTTGTTGATGCCGTCGTAAGCGGATGCCCCGTTGCCGGTGTACGCATGCATCGCCTTCTTCTGCGCGGCGGACCACTTGATGCCCTGGGCCTTCTTGTACGCGTCCTGCTCGGCCTGCGCCTGCTGCGAGGTGTGCGCATGGAAGTCCTTGGCGCTCAGCCCCTTGTCGTGGACGCCGGGCCCGGCCAGCGGCTGCACCTTCTCGCCGGGCGCCAGGGTGACACCTTCCGGCAGGTCGACCTCGCCGGTGAGCTGCTTGACGGCCTTCGCGTTGGGCGTGGAGTGCTTCTCCGCGTACTCCTTGCCCGCCGAGGTGCCCAGCCAGTCGGTGACCTTCTTGTGCAGCATCCCGGTGTTATTGACGCCCAAGCTTTTGGAGTGCGTCTCGTCGATGGTTTGAAGGACCTGGTCGACGGACAGGCCGCCGGTTACGTCTTTGCCGTGCGCGGCGGACAGGTTGACGAGGTTGCCGAAGATGTCTTCGGTCGGGTCGGTCAGGTATTTGCCGTCGGGCATGGCCTTGAAGTCGGAGGTGATCTTCTTCTTCGTGGATTCCTGGATGTGGCTGATCGTGGTGCCGCCGCCGAGCTTGACGGATTCACCACTCGGAACGTTTTCGATCTTGGAGGGAGTGGCTGCCTTACCGGCGGAAACCCCCACCTTCCCGAGCTTCTTCTCCGCAGCCGACTGGTGCGCCGCCCCGATCTTCAGGCCGACCTTCGACAGCATGTACTGCTTGCCAGACGAGTACTTGCCATAGTTCGGACCGTTGTAGCCGGTCGACTTGTAGTAGCCGGTTTCGGCCGCCGACGCCTTGACGGCCGTCGTGTCCAGCTTCGGCAGGGCGCGCTTCTTCAGGCCGACGTCCGTGCGAATCTTGTCGAGCTTCTGCTGGGCTGAGGAGTGCAACAGCTTGAACTGTGATTCCAGCTCGTTGCGCTGCTGAATCTTGCCCAACCATGCCTGGTGCTCTGGCCCGGACTCCATGCCACCGGTGATCGGATTAGTGGGCACGTTGAGTTGCGCCGTGGTCTCCTCGGCGTGCGCAAGCGCAACCTTGCCCGCCAAGACCTTCAGATTCCCGAGGTCCTGCGTCAGCGGCACATAGTCGGGATGCTGCTTCATCGCCTGCGTCAACTCGTACGAGTTGACGCCATACGTCACGGCCTTGGTGGCGTGCTTACCCCAAGCGCCCGAGTACGCCTCGCCGATAGTGGCCTGGTCGAACGCGGACAGCTCGTGAGGCTCGGCGGGCTTCAGGTTCGCTTCGGCCTTGGTGGCGGCCTCGTGGAAGGCGGCCTTCGTCGCGTCAAGCTTGTCGAGCTGGGCGACCTCCCCCAGGTTCAGGAAGTCGTGGTCGTCTTTCAGCTGCTCGGCGTGCAGTTCGATGACCTGCTTGTCGGCGCCGGTCAGCTTCGCGCCCGAGATGCTGTGCCCGGCGCCCAGCGTGAATTCGTGGTGGGCGACCAGATGCCCGGCGAGCTTCTGCTGCATTGCCTTGGTCTTCAGCAGCTCACCGGCGGCCTTGGCCGCGTCGGCCTGCTTCGCCAGCACGTTCGGATCGCTGAAGACCGCATCCGGGTACTTGTTGGCGTCGTTGGCGATCTGGGCCTTGCCGAGCTTCTCGGCGCCGATGACCTGCGACAGCATGAGGCTGGTTTTCGGCTTGAGGGCCTCGGCGCCCATCAACTCTTCGGCCCGGTCCTGGATTTGGGCGGCGGACATGTCTTCGGGCTTGGGCGCGTTGGCCTGCTTCACGGCGGCGTGAAGCTTGTCGGTCAGGTCGGTTTCGGCCTGCTTGGTGTCGGCCTTCAGCTTGTCCATGTCGGCCGTGCCGGTTGGCGGGTTGGCGTGGTTGAGCAGGTGCTTCTGGTAGTGCAGGAGTGACGCCTTCTCGATGGGGCTCAACTCGCCCTGGTCCTTCGAGAGCTTGAGGCTGATCTTGTTGAACGCCTTCGACTTGGCGTCCTGCACCGACTGTGCGAGGGCCTGCGCGTGGGCGGTGTGCGCCAGGTGCTCGACAGCCGCCTTCACCTCCGGCTGGTTGAGGACCGTCCCGTCGTCATACAGCTTGGTCTTCTGCTCAACGAGGGCCTCGGCGGTGGCATCGGCGGCGGCGTCGTGCAGACCGGCCGCGTCAGGGTTCTCGAAGTCGGTCAGCCCGGCGGTCTGCTTGGCTGCCTGGAAGTGCCCGCTGATGGCGGTCTTCTCGACGGCCTGCTTCGCCTGCGCTGCCGTGACATCGTGGCTGTGCAGGTCCTTCGCGAAGTCGACGGCCTTCTCCGCCGACTTCGGCTCCGCAGCCTTGGGGGCCTCGCCGTGGCCGAACTTTTCCACCAGCGCCTTCGCGGCGGCGATCTTCTTCGGGTCGAGGAAGTGCGACTGCCCCAACTCCGAGATGATCTTGCCTTGCACGTCCGGCGGTAGAGCCTTGAACTCCTCGGCCGACAGGGGCTGGTAGGCGGCCAGGTGATTCTTCGACCAGGAGGCGCCGGGGGCCTGACCCTTCGCCATCTCGATAGCGTCTGTGACGTGCTTGGGGAGCGGCTTCGGCTTGGCCTCGGCAGCCTTCGCGGCGGCCTCTTCGAGGTGCGCCCGGCCCTTGATGGTGTCCTCTGCGGCCCGCGCGATCTGCTTGTCGAGGGCCGCCTTACCGGCGCCCAGCTTGTCGGTCGCAGGCTTCGGCGCCTCAGGCTCGGGCAGCTTGAGCGGCGTCTTCGCGGCTTCGGCCTGCTGCTTGTGGAAGGCGGCGTTGGCCTCCTGGTGCTCGTTGACCTTCTTGATGGCCTCCGCCAAAGTCGACCCCTTGGCCACCTCGGCCTTGACGGCCTGAACCTTCTGGTTCATCGGGCTCGTCGAGACGGCCTTCTCGACAGCGGTCGGCTCGCTACTTGGGGCAACGAACTTGGCGTGCACGGCCTTTGCCTGTGCGCCGAAGGGAGTACCTGATCCGGCCTTAGCGAGGAAGTTCAGTTCGTCCAAGACGGCAGATTTCTGGCTGCTATCAAGCGTCTGGAAGTCGGCTGCGCTGACCTTTTCCCACGCGGCCACCTTGGCAGCGGTGGGGGCGCCTGGCTTGGACTGCACTGCCCATGCCGCCGCCGCTGCCGTCGGAGCGTTGGGCTGGGCACCTGCGGGCAGCTTGGCTAGCAGCTCGGTGGCCTTCTTCTGCTGCGGGCCGAATCCGTCCTTCTGGACCTTGGCCAGCTCGCCCCGGATCGTCGACTGGTCGGCCTCCGACAGGCCAGCCCACTGCTCCGGGGTGATCGCGGAAGCCTTGTCGAGCTTGTACTGCGGGGTGACTTTCTCCTGGGCGATGACGTGCGCGATGCCCTTCGAGGCGACCGTCGGCTTCTTGCCTTTCGGCCCCAGCTCGACCGGCTTCATTGACTTGACGGCCTGGCCGAGGGTGACCTTGCCGGGCTCGTTGACGTGCACACCGGCGTTGGCGGAGACATCCTTGCCTGCCTGGTGGGCCTCGCCGGTGGCCTCGTTGGCGGTCTTCCCGGCGTGCGGGTGCGGCTTCGCCACGATCGGCTGTAGAAGCTTGTGCGGGATCGACTTGCCCGCCGACTTCAGCACCTCGATCTTCTTCAGCCGCGTGTTGTTGGCCTTCTCGACGCGGGCTGCTTCGAGGGCGTGCCAGGCGGCCGGGGCGGACGTGAACAGGCTGTGTTTCCAGCCTTTGCACGGGCCCGGGTGGAGCGGGTTCAGGCAGGCGGTCAGGGAGCAGGTGTCGTGTGCGTCGTCGTCCTGGTAGATGGCGGCCTGGATGGCGGACGGACCGACGGTGAGCGCGGGGGCGGCTGCGGCGACGAGTGAATAGACCTGAGCGACGGTCTCGGCGTCCGTGGGCATGGCGAGGGTAATTCCGAACTTGTCGATCAGGTGCTTCAGCGCCATGCGGGCATCCTAGCAATCGTTTTTGATCTTCAATTCCCTACGCAACACGGCAGCCTCCCGGGCACGACGCCGACGGCGGCCCCGCACCTTCTGCCCGCCACCGATGTACCAGCCCCACTCGTCCAGTGCGGCCGACAACCCCAGCATCCTCACGCCCGGCCCGCATCCTTCAACGTCTTCGCCTCGGCCGCCGCATGTTTCGCCTTGGCCTGCGCCGACTTCTGCTTGCCGTACGCGGCCCGCTGCTTCGGCGACATCTTCGCCACCTTCGCCGCCTCGGCCCGCCGGTCGATGATGGCCTGGGCCCGCTTCTCCAAGGTGTCGTGCTTCTTCTCGTCCGAGACGGCCTTGGCCTGCGCCCGCCGGTCGAGGGCGTCCTGCTGCTTGGCGTCCTGCGCCCCGGTCGACTTGGCTTTCGCGTTGGCGCTGGCGGCCTGCTTCAGCGTCTGCTGGTGCGGGGCCAGGGCCTTCCTGTAGTCGGCGACCGCCTTACGTGCCATCGCCGCCAGCTTCGGGTTGCCGGTGACGTTGGCCTGCGCGACCTGCTGGGCCTGGGCGATAGCCGTCGACAGCCCTTTCACGGCGGTCTGCGCCACCTGGGCGGGGGTCTGCTTGGTGGCGTCCTGCTGGCCGGGTTCGGTCTCGCCGCGCTTCTGGCCTTTGCACAGGCCCGGCTTATGGGTTTCCATGCAGAACTGGCCTTCGGTGCACACCGCCTGCATGAGGGTGATTGAGGCGTTGAGGCTGGGCGGCCCTTTGTACTGCCGGTTGCCCATCGGGGTCGGCTCGTCTTTGATCTCCAACAATTCAACACATCTGCAATTAATTGTCTCCTTGGCGGGCGCGTCCGGATCATGCGGGTGCATCATCGAGTACCCACCGACGATGAACGGCTGTCCGAACGGCACTACCTGCCCGTCTGCTTCCACATGGTCGGGCCGGGTGCGGGAGTCTTCGGTGGCGAGCCAGCGTTTCACCCACTCGGTGTCGGGGTCGGCGGCGACGATCATGGAGAAGGCGTCGTGCAGACCGCCGTTGTAGGCGCCGACGACCTCAGTCCGCGCGACGGTCCGGGCCCGGTTCTTCCACTTCTCGGTGCTGGTGTCACCGAATAGCTGCTCGATCTGGTCGGTGACGTCGGGGATGCTGGCCCCGTTCGTGGTGGCCGAGTCGATGATGTGGGCGACAGCGCCGTACACCTCGTCGGGGACGGCTTGGAGCCGGTTCTCACGGGCGGCGATCCAGTTCCGGACGAACGGCCGGGATTCGAAGGCCGTGCCGTTGGCGAACAGGTTTTTGTACGGGGCGGCCAAGACTTCCCGGGCGACCTGTTCGGCGTACTGGGAGGTGAGGGTGTGCCACTTCGGGGTTTGGGAGAAGACGGTGAACGGGTCGGGGACGAGGCCGAGGGTGGCGATGCCGCCGGTGAACATGGCGACCTTCACGGCGGCCAGCCACTCCAGCATCATCTCCAGGTACGCCTCGTACAGGGGCGGCTCGTACTGGGCGAAGACTTCGACGGCGGCCTGCTGCTGGGCGGCGGCGCTGGGCAGGGTGGTGGTGGATTGTGCCACGAAGCCACGCCCTTTCAGCGCCGGAGCGGCGCGACCCATGAATCATAGATGGGCCGACCTGGGCAGATGATGCCGTAGGTCTGGCGCATCAGCCCGACGTGCTCCATGAGCAGCGGAGTCTTGCGATACCACTCCGTTTCGCCGGAGGGCAGCCACTCGCGGGCGGCACTGAACTGGCGGTGCCGCCGCGTCTCCAGTGGGTAGGTACCGGGCTCGGTGGCCAGCAGGATTGCCCCTGGTCGCGCCTTGCGAAAGGCGCTCACCCTCGACTTCAGCCGGGTCGACGTTCCGATCTTCACGAGCTGCGAATCCGGGTCGCCTACGTAGTAAACGACGGCATCGACGTCTGAGCGCGTGCCGCCGCGCCAAAAGACAACGGCGGGGGCTTGGGTAGGCTGCATCTCATCGGGTCCTTCGCGAGAGGTCCGGTCACGCCCGGGGGTGTTAGCGCACCCGCCGGGCTTTTCTTGTCCATGATCCTACCGAAGTCCGATTAGGGCGAACAGGAGGCCATCGATGACGGCCAGGGCGCCCAAGGCGGCAATCATTACGGACCGTAGCGGACCCCCGGTGCTGGCCCGGGAAATCGGGTAACCCCGGGCACCACCGATTACTCTGCGTGGCTTCAGGTGGCCGACGCGCCAGCCGTGCCGGGCCTTGTAAACCTGGCTCATCGGGCCAGGTCCTCTCGGGCCAGGCTCAGGGCTGAACGGAGCATTTCCGGCGAATGGGCCACACCGCGCGTCAGCAGCTCTGTGCAGTACTCGCCCAGGAGCTGCTGCAACGCGTCAGGATCAACGCTGAGCGCCTGGGACTGTTCGCGAAGGTGATCCCATGCACCGGCCATCAGCGCTGGCACACGGGCAGGGTCGGCAGGCACGCGGGTGTGCAGCAGATGCTTCCCCACCGGATAGCGGGCCCGCTGCGGGCCAGGAACCAGGCGGCCACCGGCCAACTCCAGAGCCCGGTACACGGCAGCGTCAGCCGCGAAGAACAAGGCCGCATCGCCGAGGGGCCTCAGAACCGACGCGGCGAGCGCGCCCAGCTTCTGCTTCCCCGGTAGCGGCTTCACATTTCCGGCCTCGGCGTCGGCGACGGACGGGAACTGCGGCAGGCCACGGTTCCCGGCGTCGGCCGGTTCCGTCCCGGCATCGTCGTAGCCGGGGTCGCCCGGCATCAGCGCGCCCTGGCCGGGGACGGCCGGGGGTGCTGGCGGGGCGGGCAGACTGATCTTCGGCAGGCCGAGGATCTTCTGCACTTCCGGGTCGCCCGCATAGGCGGGCTGGGCCAGCACGAGCGCCTTGACCAGGTTGTATTGCAGCTCTTTGTCGTCGGGGGCGTCGTCGTCGGTGAACGAGGCGTTATCGCGGGCCGCCTTGTTGCTGATGATCTCCTTCTCGACGAACTGCAACGCCTGGTCGGAGCGGTTGGGGCGGACGGCCAGCGCGGCGATGTCGAACCAGAGAGTCATCTTCTCCGGGTCGGGGATGCCTGCGGCGCGGAGGGCGGGCTGGAAGTAGCCGATGTTCAGGGCGTCGGCGAGCTGGATGAGCAGCGGCTCAATGTGGATTTTGATCGAGGATTCCTCGATCTGCCAGGCGTTCCAGTGGCTGGAGCTGCCCATGCCGGTCAGCACTTCGGGCGGGATGTCCAGGGACATCGCCATCCGCTTGACGGCGTCGGTGCGCATCGTGGCGATGTGGTCGGAGATGGTGGAGTCGAACGTCAGGTGTTTGATCTTGTCGAGGGCGTCGACGGCGACCTGCAAGATGATCGGCACGACGGCGGCGGCGGAGTCCCGCTGTTGCATCGACGTGGCCATCGTCTGCTGCAACAGCTGCGCGAAACCCTCGATGGCGGTGGGCTGCGGATCGCCCGGGTTCTCCTGCGGCGGACGCGGGAAGTCGATGTCGTCGGGGAGTAGCAGGATTCCGGCACCGGCGAGGCGGGAGTCCAGTTCGGCGAACACCCGTTTGGTGCACTGCTCCAGTTCGCGTAGCACGGGCAGGATGGCCCGGACGGTGGAGTCGGCGGCGTCGTACCGGCGGGGGTGCGGGTTCCAGGCCCGGATCAGCAGGTCCGTGTCCGGGTTCAGCTTGTAGTTGCCGCCGCCGTGGGTGATGGAGCGGCGGACCATGATGTCGTCGCCGCGCCGGTACACCTCGGATGAGGAGGCCACATACCACTTGTCCTGGTCGGCGTTCTGGTAGCCCTCGGCCACGACGAAGGCGTCTCCGGCCACCATCATGTTGATGCCGAGTAGGCGTTGGGCCTGCGCTTTCGCGGCGGGGCTGCCGAACATGGTTTCGGCGATCAGCTTTACGCGGGGGTCGACGACTTCTTCGCCGATGACGCCGTCGTCGGTGACTTGGGCGGCGTACATGCGGCAGCGGCTGACGGCGTTGCCGATCCAGTTGACCACGAAGCGCATTTCGCCACAAATATCGTAATGGCGCCATGCCTCCCATTGCCAACGATGATCACCCAATTTGAACATTTGCCACGAAGCGGCGTCACCCAGGTTGATGGGGACGGCGGCGGCGAGCAGAGAGCTAGGGCGCGTTCCAGGCCCGTCGACGCCACCGGCGGGGACGACCTTCCGTTTGGTCAGCAACCCCACCAAAGTCACCCCTTCACGCGTGCAAGCGCACCGGCCGCAGCCGACAGGGCCAGCCACAAGGCGGGCACGAACAGCCACGGCGAATCGCCGTAAGCGTAGATGATCGGGGCGGCGGGAATGGCCAGCCAGATGGATACGCACCACGGGCACAGCAGCATGTAGGCGAGCATGTGGTGCTTGCGCTCTTTGAGGGCGGTGACGATGGCGTCGCGGGGCCGTTCGGTGATGACGTCGGAAGTGACGATCACGACGAGGCGGGCGAACGCGAGCAGGTAGACGAAGTAACAGACAGAAGAGCCGGGCATGGCCACCATCGTAGGTGGTCAGCCCGGCTCCGGGTGTATGCGGTCAGATGCGCACAGTCCACTTCTCGCCAGGGCGGGGCCGACGGGACGTCAGAACCACGGCGAGCGATTCTGCGAGGGCGCCAACGGGCCGATCGGCGAAGATGAGCGGCAGCGTAATGGCCAGCCTTTCGGCCTCCGCTCGGCCGTAGCCGGAGAAGGTAAGGTGGCCGGTCGAATCGGCGACGTCGACGGAGTACGAGGGCAGGACGAGCCAGCGGCGGCCGTCGCGCCTGACGGTGACGGTTGCACTCATTGGAGCCTCTCTCGATCAGTTCTGGCGGGCGCGCCGGGCGGCGCTCCGCAGGTAGCTGGCGGTCTCGTCTTCGGCGTGGCACAGGGCGATGACCCGGTTCATCTCGGGGTATTCGGCGAGGATGGCGTCGGCCATGGCGCTGGTTGCTCCGCGCCACGCCTTGGCGTCAGTGCTGTTGCGGTGCTTGCCGCCCTGCCCGTTGGCGAAGATTTTCATTTCGCATCACGGTCGGCGAGGACGACCGTGATGCTGAATTCGGACTTGCAGATCATCAGGCCGTAGGTGTGGGCGGTGAATCCGGGGGTTTTGCTGGTGTGGCGGGCGATGAGCTTCACGTCTTTTTCCCTCTCTCGATCTGTCTGTGTACAGCATACAGCCCGCCTGACACGGATGTCAAGCGGGCTGGTCAGCGTGTTTCAGATCAGTCTTCGAAAGACTCCTCGTCGTCCTCGTCGACCAGGGTCAGGCCCATGTCCGAACGCGGGGCCAACACAACAGCACCGACCTCGTCCGGCGAGACCGTGACACTCGTGGCCCGGGCCAGGAACCCGGCCGCAGCGTTCTGCACATCCTCAGGACTGGCACCCTCGAACACGGACACGAGGATCCAAGTCGTGCCGCTCACAGCGACGGCGACCTTCCGGTGATCGAGGGTAGGCAGCGCCTCCAGGCCCATAGCGGCCACAGCCGTCGAGGCGTAGCTGTAGTTCCAGCCCTTCTCGATGACGCCTTGCATCAGCATCCGGCGGATGTCCGTCTTCAAGGCGTCCAGGCCGGGCGTCTTGTCGACCGCCTCGGGCGGGTCCTGCGGGCCGGAAACGAAGACCGGCTCGTCGGCGGTGGCCGACACCTCGAAGACGCCGTGGCCGTAACCGTTGGGGCGCACCTCCCCCGCCTCCAACACCGCACCGAAGTACGCCTTGAACTTCTCCAGGGCTTCGGTGCGGGAGTTGGCGGTGACGGTGGTGCCGTACGAGCTGTCGATCGGCACGTGGATCTTGTATTCGGCGGCGCCGGTGACCGGCTGGGCGCCGAGGCGGCTGAGCCAGGCGTTGACGTAGTCGCGGTCGACGGAGCCGTACTTGACGGCACCGGCGCTGTACGAGGTGATCTGCGCCAGCAGGGTTTCGACCTGCTGGGCCTCGTAGAAGGCGCTCTTCGCGTCCTCGACATCGGGGGTATCGGCCTTGGCCCAGTTTTCGTCGTTCTCCATGTCTCTCCTCCTGATCGATCTGTCTGCCTATAGCATACACCATAGGCGCAAGTGGTGGCGAGAGCAGGATTCGAACCTGCATCTGGCGGCGATCACCTCGCCCTCGACATGGCCACTCTGCCTGTTGAGCTATCTCGCCTTGTAGGCCCTCTCGGGGAGGTTTGCTACCGGTCCGCCCTTGCCGAGGTTCTCACACGCCTGAATAGCCCGGCCGAGGCGCTGCTGCATCTCCTCAAGCGAGGACATGACCTTCTCCTGTTGCATCTCCTCGAACGACATGACCTTCTCCTCCGGTGGGGTGTGCGGCCCGGCGGCAGGGCCGGGCCGCAGAGTTCAGGGTTGGCTAGCTGGTGACCTCAATCGAGCTGATCGAATCGTTCATGCCGACGGGCAACACCAGATTGTCGGCCAGGTTCGCATCGGCCAGGGGCGGCACATACGACCGCTGAAGCCCCTCACAGCTGTTGCCGACGTACAGGTAGTTGGAGTGGCCGCCGTTGGCCACGCTCTTGTCCGCATACGACGAGGCCATGTTGTTCGGGTAGCCGCTGGTGCCCAAGTCGAGGCAGTGGTTCGGCAGACCGTAAATGTAGGCGACGGACCACTGCCAGACACCGGACCCGGTCAGACCGAAGTTGTTGGCGTCGTACAGGCAGATGTTGCCGGACGCGCAGTCGTTGATCGAGGCGTACGCCGGGGCGGCGGCCTCCAAGACGCCGAACGTGGCGAACAGGGCTAGCACGGCGAGCGTGAACTTACGAAGCATTCCCATACCATCCGTTAGTGCGGTCGGCGGCCGGGCGGACGCCGATTGAAAAACCAGTTCCAGGTGACCGTGTACGGTGTGCAACGTTTCGGCTGCTCGTACGGAACCGTGTAGATGACCTTCACGCGATCCTCGCGGCGATCAGCCGGACCGTCATCCGGGCGTACCGGCGGGCCAGACGGAACTTGCCACGCCTGGCAGCCCGGGCGGCTGCCGCCATCGTGCAGCAGCCGCCGCCGTTGTGGGTGGTCCCTCCTCCGGTGCTGCTCGGACGGTATGCGGGGCCGGGGCCGATGCCCCCGCCGCCGCGCCTGCCGGGCGGCCGTCCACCGGTCGGACCGGTCGTTCTGCGGGCCATGCGCTCTCCTCCTCCAAGGGTTCGCGGGGTGGGTCGCCGAGGGCCTCAACTACGCCGTGGCCACGGGGGCTGATCTCGATAGTCTTCGGCGACCCGCCAGCCTCCCTGATACTGACGCCATGCCTGGCGTCCAGTTGGCTGACAGCAGGGCCATCCATCATGAGCGCGGCTATCCGCGCCTAGGCTGCTCCCTGCATCCCGTGGACTTGGTCGGAATCGAACCGACTACACCGCTCCAATACTGGATTACGCACGGCCGCACCCACGGCGTCAAGCCCTTGTTGAGTTGTGCCCGGGAGATGGGCGGGTCATTGACTGCTTGGTGCACCGGCTCACCCGGCACCACCACATCCCCCGGTAACGAGAGCCCGTCGGCCGGGCCCGCACGTCGTGCCGGGATGGCATCCAATCCCAGGGCCTCCCGTTCAGCGACTCGGGCTGAACGACGGTGTCTGGTCGCAGGATGTTTCCCGGTCCCCTCACGTACGGAGCCTGGTGGTCCTCTCGTGCTGTGCGGGGAGTCGAACCCCGTGCCTCCCGGGTTTGGGCCGGGCGCTCTGCCGTCTGAGCTTCACAGCGGTACTTGGCCAGTTCGGGTCTCCGCGCATCCGCAGCTCACCGGTGGATCCCATGTCTGGGCGGTGGGTCCTCGCTGGCCGTTCCTGTTACCACCCCGGACACCTGCCGGGGACCTTCAGGTGAAGGGCCTCATCCCTAGCCCTTCATGGTGGTCCCACCCGTACCGCGACCACTTCTTGCACGCAACCGGAGTGCCGACGGGACGCCCGGTCTGTGGCCCCAGCCCTGCAAGGCTCGTCAGGGGCCTTGCGTGACGCTGGACGGACTCGAACCGCCTACCTCCCGGCCACAAGGCCGGGCGCTCTTCCACTGAGCTACAGCGCCCACCCCTTGCTCAAGGGGGTGGCATCGGTTAGCGGCGAGGTGAGCATCGGACCGCACCGGTAGTACGCCGGATATGGCCGTCCTCGTCGTTCCTTTGCGTGGACCTAGCGGGAGTCGAACCCGCCCTCGCGCTTGCACCCCGGTGCTTAGGCCCTTGCGTGACACGGTGGCATCGAAGCCAGCAGACCGTACGGCCGTACCCCTTGCGGGACGCTGCCCGTGCCCCCTACGAATACCGCCCTTGCCCCGCTGGCCTGGACTCGAACCAGAGCTTCCATACAGCGGTCAGACGGTTCGTAGGTAGCCGATCGGCCGATCGTCGTAGGTAGCCGATCGGCCGATCGGCTTTGCGGCGAGAGCAGGATTCGAACCTGCAACCTCGGCTGGTTTCCTCTGTGAGGCCCTGACCGCGCTCTGTCCTTCTGAGCTATCTCGCCGGGCGCTTGAATACGGCGACGATCTTACCGACGACGCCTGCGTCGGTGGTCGTGCCGTCTCCGGTGCGGGCGCCGTACCCGTGGTCTCCTCCGGCGGTACCGGCAGGCTCAGAGCGTCCGAAGAACTTGGTGGACGACTTGCCGGATTCTTTGCCGAGGTGACGGGTCTTTCGGGTCATCGTGGCCTTTCAGGGTCAGGCGAAGGGCGGGGTGTCGTCTTCGACGGTGCGCTTCGTGGTGGTGGTCTGGACGAACACGGGGGTGAAGGTGATCGTGCCGTCCTCCGCCTTTTCGGCGGTGTAGTGGTCGCCTTCGGTGGCGAGGTCGCCGAGCTGGATGCGGCCACGGGCGCCGACCTTGTAGAGCGTGAGCACGAAGGTTCCTCCAGGTTGTGGGTGCCGGGCGAGAGGGGACCGGGGTGGCCCGACCTCCCGAGAAACGAGCGGAACGGCTGTCTCTCGGGTTGACAGACCGGGGAGGCGTAGGGCCTGCCCCGGTCCCCTCCGTCTATCGTGACCCTACACCATCTCGCACAGGGATCTCGGCCGCATATACGGGATGGGATTGCGGGTCGCGCCGGGCCAGAATCTCGGCCCGGATGTGGCTGAACAGGTTCTCCCAGTCGGCGCCCGCCGGGACGGAGTCGATCTCCAGGTCCGGAATCGGCTGGACGAGGAAGCCGACGAGCCAGGCCCGATCCGGGCCTTCGCCCAGCAGGGTCGCGGCGACCGGTGACAGAGGCTCGTGCCAGCGGGGGTACAGCGTGTCAAGCCCGGTTGTCAGCTTCTGGGCAAAAGTCCGGTTGAGGGTGTCGGCGATTCCGGCGTCCATGTGGTGCCTCCCTGTTCGATCTGTCGTGGTCCACGTTAGTCGCGTCCGTCCGCACTGTCAACCCTTGATGGACAGGTGCGTAGATTCACGCTTGACATCCGTGGATCTTCCGTCACCCTAGAAGATGAAGGAGGAGAAACCCGACGGAGGTGGACACGATGGACGTGCAGGAGAAGGACGCATTCGAGCTACCCGTGATCAACCCGTGGCGGCACCGGCCGTCCCGGGAACAGGTCCGGTTCGCCATTGACCTGTGCCGCTCCGAGCTTCCCTACGCGGAGCGTGTAGCCACCGTCAACTCCTTCGCCGCGCTGGACAGCCGCGCCATGTCCGAGCTGATCGACCGCTTGAAGGACGCCCGGCACCAGCGGCTGGCCCGGCTGCGGCGTACCCGGCCCCGGCGGTAGCATCGCCAGGTGAGAGGTCCGGACCTGCCCCCGTGGGACCGGGCCTCTCACCTTGCCTTGGATACGGGAGCGCCCCGAGCCCTGCCGCTCTGCCCGGAGTTTCACCGTGGCCGCGTTGCGGGGTAGTCGGGGCGTCTTGAGTGTCGCGGCACTGCCGCGTTCTTCCCGGTGGCCGATCAGCGCGTGGCCGATCCAACTCCTCGGACAGCCTAGCCGTACGGGGAGCTGACGGGCATCTGCGCGTTGGACGGGGCGGCGATGCGCACCAGCCTGTTCTCCTTGCCCATCAGGAACAGTCCGGCCTGCACGAGGGCATCGATCCGGTCAGGGCTTTTCGCGTCCTCAGGGACCCACGTGCAGCACTCGTCTTCCAGCTCGACGAACGTGCCGACGTGGTGCCAGCGGGCCTGCTCGTACCGGGAGGCGACCGGCTCCGCCCTCAGCTTCTTCCCGGCCAGGGACGTGACTTCGCGGATCGGGGCCGGGCCCTGCTCGAACAGGCCCTCTTTCTGCATCTCGGCGTACGCGTCGGTGAGTACAGTCGTGAGCCACTTCTTGCCCATGTTCGTTTCGACGATGAACCAGGTGGCGCCGAACTGGCGGAACATCTCCCAGCCGAGGCGGGCGGCGGCGTGGCCGACGACTTTGCGGGTCCAGTCGGCTAGCAGGTAGTCGTCGCCGTTGTAGGCGCGTCCGGCGGCGACCAGGCCGGTTTCGTCGCCTGCGCCGGTGGCGCCGGGGTCCATGGAGATGACTACCTGTTTCAGTTCGGGCAGGTCGGCAGGCTTCACCCGATTGTTTTCGATCATGGTGCGGTTCCAGAGGGCGCCCTCGATCTCTTCGAGGAGATGCCCGTACAGCTCTTGCAGCCCGGCCCGGGTGCCCTCGTACTTGCGCTTGAGGGCGTCGACCACCTTCCGGCTCAGGTTCATGATGTTGTCGAAGATGGAGCCGGTCGTGATGACGACCGTGCCGTCCGTTTCGTGCTGCCACTCGATGAGCAGCTTGATCGGCTTCGGGGTGGTGGTGACCACGGCGCGCGGATGATCGTCGATCAGCGGGGCGCGCAGCGACGGCAGGAGGCCCTCGTACCAGGCGTCGTACGTGTAGCGCCATTTGGCCAGCTCATCTAGCCACGCCCCGGCCGCGTTGAAGCCTCGGCCGACGTCGGCGTTGTCGGCGCCTTCGAAGTAGATGATCTGCCCACTCTTGAACTCGATCATCAGTTTGGGGCTTTTGCGGTATTCGAAGTCGCGGTGGTTCTCCATGCCGAGGCGGCGCAGGATCGACAGCAGGCCCGAGTTGCCCTCAATGCAGGCGGTGCGGCAGTCGTTGAGGGTTTCGGCGATCACCAGCCATTCGGTGCGCTGGCCGAAGGCGTCGACCGGATGCCGGAACAGTCGGTCGAGGAGGTCTTCGGCGCCGGTGCGGGTTTTGCCCCAGCCCCGGCCGGAGCGGATCAGCCAGACCAGCCAGTCGCCGGGCGGGCGGAACTGTTCGGGGCGCCCGACCCACCACCAGGCGCCCTTCTGGATCTCGTCCAGGGTTTCGCGGGTCTGCGCCTGAAGCCACTTCTTACGCAGCGCGTCCGGGAGCAGGGCCAGCTTCTGGGCTGCGGACAGGCTCATGTGTGTTACCCCTACCTAACCTTGCCCGACCCTGCCACGCCATGCCCTGCCGAACCAGACCGAACCCGGCCCGACCACGCCTGACCACACCCTGCCCTTCCTGACCCGACCGCTCCACACCAGGCCACATCTATTCGGCGGTACGGCCCTCCAGGGCGCGCAGCCGCTGCTCATGATCGGCAACCTTAGCCATCGTCTGGTCCATCGCGTTCGCGAGTACGACGAGCGCGGCCTGAACGCGCACGGTGTCGCGTCGCTCGTCGTCCGGCATGGCTGTCAGGTCGGCAGCGCGGACCACAGCAACAGCGTTGCCGAGCTGACGACGCGACTTGCGGCGGTATGCAACAGCTTGGGCTACGTGCTCCCCGGCTCTAAGCATCCGGTAACCGACACCCTTAATGGACTCCATGGAGCGCTCATCTTTGGCCCACAGCTCGCGATTGGCCCGCTGGACGGCACGGTACATCCGTGACCGATCCTCGGTCTCCAGCGCGGCCAGCAGCTTGTCCGACTCCACGGTGTCGGTCGGCTGCATGTCGCGGAAGATGTCATAGACCACGCGCCAGTCACTGCGGCCGTCGGGGCGCGAGGGGCGGAACAGGTCTCCCATCACTGCTCCCGAACGTTCTTAGCCGCGAAAGAGAACCGACCCATGCCGATGCGGCGGCCATCGAGCAGGCCGACCGCGCGACCCGCCATCTCGGCGACCGACACGAAGGTGTCCCAGTCCATGATCTCGGTGTTGAGCACGAAGTCGACTTCCAGGCTCCAGCTCTGGAACTGCGGCCGGATGCGCAGGACGCGGTTGCGGTTAACGCCAACCATGCGGCTGTCACGCATGTTCGCGGCCCACATGCCATCCGGATCACGGGGTCCGTCGTACTGCAAGGGGGCAACCACAGTCTCGGCGGCTAGGGCCTGCTCAGTTGCCTTACCGAGCCTACGCACGGTTCCCGCCGTGGCGAAGCAGCGAATCACGGCCCATGTCTGCACGAACGGGCCGACGCTACCCGCGTAGTACAGGCCGCCCTCCCATTCGAGGCGGGAGCGCAGCGCGATGTCGTCGTCGGTCAGCTTCTTCTTTTCGTTGATGGCCTTGATGCGCTTCGTGTAGTCCCCCGTGGGGTCCGCCAGCCGCTCGTTATGCATGAGCAACGGAGTCTTGCCGTCCAAGACTGCGGTGAATTCCTTCATGTGCTCCTCCTCCAAGGATATGAAGCCCCTGCCCAGCCCTGCCCAGCCCTTCCCTGCCCGACCAGGCCGAACATGGAGACTCTAGCATTGCCTGGCGACTCTCGGCGAGTCGCGCGGTGCCCAGGGGTTGCCCGGCCGCCCGGCACTCGGGCAACCCCTGGCCGCGCCAGCTCAGCCCAACGGAGGAGGTGTCGGGAGAGCGGCGTCCAGTTCGCGAGTCGCCTCCTCCGCGCTCGCGGTCAACTCCTCGTACCCGGCGGCGATCTGCTCAGGACTCATCCGCTGCACCATCTGGTCGAGGGTGGCCATGATCCGATCGTGCTGCACGCCGATCTCGACGCGCATCTCCGACTTCCCGGCGGCGTCGGTGACCGTGGTGGTGGCCACCGTGACGGTCGGCGTGGACATGGCGCCCTTGTTCAGGGTTTCCAGGCCCAGCGCGGCCCGTTCGATCTTCGCGGCGGTGTCGATCAGCAGAACAAGGGCGTGCGGGCTGATCGAGTCGGGGTCGAGGGTTTTCAGCCGCTCCAAAGCCTTGTCATACATCGTGCGGGCGATCTTCGCGTGCCGCCGGGCCATGTCCTCGCGGGCGTCCTGGAGGCGGATACCGGCGATGCGGTCCTGCTCGGCGTCCCACAGACCGGCCCGCGTCACCCACTTGTTGTAGCTGGCGATGCGGGCCGTCGAGGCGTACGTGAGGGGGGACATGGCGGCGAGCTGGGCGACGGTGCGGATGCGGCCCATGTCCCGGTACATCAGGAACAGGCCGTGATTGCGGGGCGTCTCGGCCTGCTGCTTGTCCCAGGCGTCGATGGCCGGGTCGAGTTCCAGCTCACGCCGGGCGAGGGCGTCAAGAAGCTCGGGTGCGCGGGTGTGGTCGTTGCTGGTTTTGCGGCTCGGGCGGCGGGTCATGGGCTCCTCCTACGAGGCCAGCCTACGGGACGCTGCCCGGAGCGCTACGCCTTGTAGACCGACTTGATCTTATTGGAGAAGGTGCTGGACATCGGCCCGTAGCTGTTGGCGTAGATCGGGCCGGTGGTCGGGCCGCAGGTGGTGGAGGTCGACACGACGAACGATGAGCTGTCCGGGTCGTTCACGATGTACGACGTCCCGGCCGGGATCTTGCCCGACGAACCGGTATAGCAGAACGAACGGACATAGGAGGCGGCCGACACCTTGGCGAGCAGGCCGCTGCCGTCGGTGGCGTCGTAGAAGCAGATGTTGCCGGAGCCGCACAACGGGACGGCCAGGGCCGGAGCCGACGATGCGAGCAGGCCACCGGTGGCGGCGAACAGGCCGACGAGCAGGGCGAACAGTGCCTTACGCATGAAACTGGTCCTCTCTGGCTTACGGAAACGGACAGACTACCGGCGGATGCTGGCAAGCAGGATTGTGGCGTCAACCCAGGTCTCGGCGGTCTGCGCCATCAGGGGCGGGATCTCCCCGGGCGCGAGGCGGCGGCCGGTGGCCCGGTAGATCAGGGCGGGGGTGCGGCCCTCGTCCGGCGCCGTCTCGCCGGTGCGCTCGTACACGTAGGCGGTGAACCCTTGCCGCGTCCAGCCTGACCAGATGATCTGTGCGGGGACGGTCAGGTCGGGCGGGGCGAAGGCGGCCTCTTCGCCGTCGAACGGTCCGCCGACGAGCAGGAGCCGGGCGTAGTTGCTGGCCGGGGGTGGCCACGCCCAGTCAGCCACGGTTCTCCCACCAGCGGCCCATGCCACGAATGACCCACCGGCCGCAGATGCCGCAGCGGACGGCACCCGGCTTCGTCTGCCGGAGGGTGTGGTGGCTGAAGTCGCGGCCGAAGCGCCGGGCGGCTCCGGGGTCAATCCAGCTGAAGTGAGATACCCCTGCCCGCTGTGACATCAGCCCCATCAGCGGATCGCCCACCCGGGGTAGTAAGGGACCCGGAGGCCAAGGCCACCGGGGTATGAGCGTCCCGCGCACATGTGGTCCTGGTACGCCTTGGCGTGGCCGTTGTGGGCGTCGGTGCCCCAGCCGCGTGAGCGGTTCGCCCGCGTTCCGGTCGTGTCCACGTAGCGGCACCAGGCGAGCCAGCGGCGCTTCGCTTTCGATGCGTTCATCCTCGGCTCATCCTCCGATCTTTTTTGATCTTGAAGTCTGGGCATTCGGTCCACCAGCAGGGGTCGTCCCGGAACAGGTGCTCGTACACGTCGGCGTAGCCCTCCTCGTAGAAAGCCCACTGCTTCGCCCCGCCCTGGTGTCCGCAGTGCGAGCGCACCCACCAGGAGAACGAGTCGTCGCGGGGTAGCTGCTGGTCGGGGGGCCACTGCCCGTCCGGCATGGGCTTCTTGATCCACACGACGCCGGGGCGGCCGGTCGCGGTGCCCCGCACCAGCCAGACGCCGGTACCGGGGCACCGGACGTCTGGCTGGTGCCTGTGCGGGCAGTTCGGGCAGGTCGGCCACCCCGTGGAGATGTCCTTCTTCCCGAACTGCCTAGGCATGGCTTGCCGTCACGTCCACTCGGGCAGGGCGTTGGACCGCAGACCCTTGTTGTAGACCTCGTTGGTGATGATCTGGGCGACCTGGGAGGACAGGTTGCCGGTGCGGGCGACGTTGCGGCCCCGCGCGTTGCCGAGCAGGGCATTCGGGCCGCCGGGCAGCGAGGAGAGACGCTTGGCGAGCAGGGTCAGGTTGACGTCCTGACCGTACCTGGCGAGCATCCGGCCGACTCCCTCAATGAGGGAGCCCTGCACGGCGGTGGGAATGTGGCCGTAGGCGACGGTCAGCACGGCGAGCGTGCCGTCAGCGGCCTCGGGGGAGCGGGCGTAGACGCGTTCCAGGCTGGCGATGGCCGACAGCCTGGATTCGGTGGCGGAGGCGCCGACCGCCCAGCCGTGGGCGGCGAGGAACCCGGCCAGGCGCACCGACGCAGGGTCCTGCTCGACACAGGAGATGAGGAACTGGTCGACCCGGGAAACCTTCTCCGTCTTGTTGAGCAGGCGGAACAGGGCGGCCTCCTCGGGGATGGTCAGCCCCCGATACTCCATCGTCTGGATCACGCCGAGGAAGGCGGCGGCCTCGGCGGCGCGGTAGCGGTGCTGCCCGTCGATGATGTGGATACGCTTCCCCTCACGCCGCGAGGTGGTCAGCACGCCGAGGGCGTCGGGGCGGAAGTCTCCCGCCATGGCGGTGACGCGGGCCTTGCGCAGGCTGCGCTGGACGTTGGGGTCGACCCACAGGTCGCCGACCTTGCGCTCCTGCATCTGGTAGGTCACGCGGTCGGTCTTCGGGGTGGTCATGTCTAGCTGGTCTCCCGCATCTGGTTGATGATCTTCTCCATGTCCCGGCGTACGGCCTTGAGCCGGGCGTGCACCGGGCCGACCTGAACCCAGGTCAACTCGGCGTTGGGCGGCCCCAACTCGACGAGCCCGGCCACCAGCCCTTCCATCTGCGGAAGGGCCTTGTTCCAGACGGTGATCTGCCGGGCGGCTTCTGCCGCCTCTGTCGGCTTCACCGGGCGCGGCTGGGATACGGGCGCTACCCGGCCGCTGACCACCCGCTGGTAGTTGGCCCAGATGGTGCTGACGCCCGCATCGATGTCGTTCAGCGACTCCAGGGCAAGCTCGCGCCTGCTCTCGGTGGCGTCGTAGGCCATGCTGTAGATGCGCCACAGCCGCCGCGCGCTGGTCTCGGACATTCCGAACGCGGGGGCGACGACGCCGAGCACGTAATCATCGGTGCTGCCCGCCCGGCCCGGCTTGCGCTTACCGGCCTGGGTCTGGCGACGTAGCTCCACACCGCGCCGACGGGCCTCGTCGGCGCGCTTCACGGCGGCCGGATCGTCGAGGCGGCGCAGCAGGTCCCAGAGGCGGCACATTTCGCTGGGCTTCCACGGCCGGGCCAGGTACTCGTCTTCGTTGTCGCCGAGCAGGCGCTTCGCGGCGTCTTCGATGGTGTCGACCATGACGTAGGGGATGCGCGGCATCTCCATCAGCTGATGGGCGAACAGGCGCCGCTGGCCGGAGATGAGCGTCCCGTCCGTCCAGAGGGTGATGGGGCGGCGCAGCCCTTCGTCGCGGATGCTCTGCGCAAGGGCCAGACAGCTGCCGTTTACGCGGTTGCGCAGCTTGGGGATGCGTACCGCCTCGGTACGCATCAACTGCTCGTGGGCGGTCATGAGACGGCGGTCAGTTCGCGGGTGTCGCCCGCCCAGTTAGCGTCGGACCAGGACCACATGCCGTTTCCGTCCCGCTTGCGCGTCTCGGCGATCCGGTCGGGCAGGGCGGCGCCGATGAAGGGCCGCTGGTCGGCTGGCCAGGGGGACGGCCGGTACGGCTCCGTGACGGCGCCGAACCGGTGACGGCCGGTCGCCGGGGCGGGGCGGCGGCGGGCGGCGGGATGATCCAGCCAGTCCCGGTAGATCAGGGCGGCGGTGACGGCGGCCAGGATCAGCAGGGCCACGGGCAGGGGAAGCACGACCGGGTTGAACATCTCTCGGTCCTCTCGTTTCGGTTGACATCATCATGCACGGCGCGGTCAACGCTGTCAATCTGCGCGGGACAGTGCGTCCCGGCGGGTCGGCGCGATCGGCCGTAGCCGCCACAAGGTCACTGCTGTATGCTGCGGATTGACGCACCCCGGCAACAGACGCGAGGACAGATATGGCACCCAGCTACAAGCCGCTATGGCAGGAGGCGATCCGGGAGGTTGCACGGCTGCAAGCCGAGGTCGAGAGGCTGCGGCGTGCCGTCCTGGCCAGCCCCGACGAAAACCTGCGCGAACTGGAACGGACCAGGCAGATCGTCGACCTGGCCGGAATCGCCCGGCACATGCGCGTCGACCGGCGGTACACGCCTCAGCAGTGGAAGCAGCGCGGACACCTGCCGCCGACCGACTTCCCCGAAATCAAGGAACCGCTCTGGTACGCCAGCACCATCCGGGAGCAGTTCGTCATTCCGACCCGCCGGGTCTGGTACGACCATCCCGAGACGGACCTGTCGCACGCCGCATGACGGGTGCACAATAGGCAACGCCCCGGGGCTGACACCCCGAGGCGTTGAAAGCACTTACCCGATCCACTCAACTCTTCGCACCCACGAGTCTACCGACGCCATACAGGCACGGCAACTCCGCAGGGTGCCCTATCTGAAAGAGGCACCATGCAGCAGCAGCACCGCAGGTCGGGCCGGTACCTCATTGACCAGCCCAGCAATCTCGGCCACCTCGCCAGCCCGCCCGTTGGTAACGAGGTGTGGACCACGGACGAAGGATGGTCCGGAGGTGCCGAATGGGTCCGGCCGCGCGGAGTGAGGACTTCCTTCGTCGTTTACTACCTCGAACGCGCCGACGGCCGTATCAAGATCGGTTGCACCGGCAACTACTCCGGGCGCCGCGCTCAGCTTCTTAAGCAGCACGGGGCACTCTCCCTGGTCGCCTGGGAGGAGGGGGACAACGAGCTTGAGTTTTCGCGGCACAGGCAGTTCGCCGAGCTGCGCGTCAACCTCATCGCCGAATGGTTCGAGCCGGGCCCGGCGCTCATCGACTGGATCCTGAACATCCGGGCGCTGATCGCATGAGCACGATCAGGCGCGGCGCGCTGCCATCGGACCACTTCACGATCATCTCCAATGCTTGGCTCCGTGATGAGCGGCTGCCGTGGGCGGCGCGCGGCCTGCTCGCCTGGATGGCCAGCCACACCGACGGCTACGACATCACCGAGGACGCCATCGTGGCCGCCGGACCTTCGGGCCGCGCTGCCGTCAAGGTCATGATCCTGGCGCTACAGGAGGCCGGGTACCTGAGGCGCGAACGGACCTCACTCATCACGGGCGGATCGACCGTGGACTACATCCTGACCGACCCAGAATCCGATTTTCGTACCCTCCCGAGGGTACGAAAATCGGACCCTCGGGCTGACCAGGGAGAACAGGCTCCCGAAGACGAGAATCCCCAGGTCAGCCCGAACGTTGGAAAATCGAACCCTCGTTCCTTGCTAGAAGAACAAGAGAAGACCAATGAAAAGACTTCGTCTTTTCGGGAGGTCGTGGTCGGAGAGATCGTCAGCGACGACGGAGCCCTCTTCTCCGCTCCCGTCGGTGCTGCTCTTGAAGTCGCCCAGTCGCCTAACGCGGGACAGCTCACGCGCCGGTGGATCGACTACTGCGCCGAGAAGGACGTCAAACTCACCACCTCGGTAATCAAGCGGTACGGGGCCAGCGTCCGGCAGGCCCTCGCCGACGGGTTCGCCGACGCCCTGATCCGGCGCGCCCTCGCCGCGATGCTGGCCGACCGGGTAGCCAGCAGGCCCGCCCTGTTCGACAGCTACCTGATCCGGGTGCAGCAGGGGCCGGAGATGCCCCCAGCCCGACTCACCGCCCACCAGGCCGACGCCGAGCGTCGCGCCGCCGAAGCTGGCACTACCGCCGCCGCCCGCCTCTACGACACCTTGACGAGGGACGCATGACACCCGAAGAAGTTACCGAGCTGATCGACGTTTGTGCCGCCGCCTACCGGCAGCAGGCCGACCCTCGCGACCAGATGATCTGGTCTGCCGCCCTCGGTGACCTGCCGTTCAGCCTGGCACGGCGAGCTGTCGTCGAATGGATTCGCACCTCGCCGTACTGGCCGCGCCCGGCCGACCTGCGCGAGCGGGCACGGCTGATCGCCGCGCAGGACGCCCGGGAGAAGTCCAAGAGGGGGCAGATCGAGGCCAGGAGTGACGCGCCCGTAGTGGCCGGGCGCACCGGCGCAGACATGGTGCGGCACGTCTTGGGGCGGCTGAAGGATGCGGGCTCCGACCCGGAAGCCGGGAAGTTCCTTGGCGTGCAGAGGTGCGGCGACATCGCCGAGGAGGCCGTGCACGAGTGGCTTCGGCGCACTGCGCAGCAGTCCAGGCCGGGTGAAACCCTGCGGAGCCACGGGGGCGGACCGAATCGGCTGTACAGCGACACGCAGGCCACGGCCGGTACGCACAATCCGGACCCGACTGCTTGACGGCTTGCCCCCCTCGTGTATGCTGTGCATAGACAGTCAACCGAGGGAGTACGCACATGGGAATCGAAATCGTCCGTCCGGCACCGGCCGCCACCCTGGCATCGGCCCTGGCAGCGTTCCAGGCCGAGCTGCCGAAAATCCGCAAGGACGAAACCGCCAAGGTCACCGGCGAGAGCAAGAGCGGCGCGAAGGTCAACTACTCGTACGGCTACGCCGGACTGGACACCGTCGTCGACACCGTCCTGCCGGTCCTCGGCAAACACGGCCTGTCCATCACGGCAAAGTCCACGTTCGCCGACAGCAACTTCATGCTTGAGGTGTCGCTGCTGCACGAGAGCGGCGAGCGGGAGACCGGCTACTGGCCACTCCCGGACCCCCGGCGGGTCGGGCCGCAGGATCTCGGGTCGGCCTACACCTACGGCCGCCGGTACCTGACCCTCGCGCTGACCGGCACTTTCCCGGGCGGCGAAGACGACGACGGGCAGAAGGCCCAGCAGTCCTCCCGCGACTCGTGGGAGGACGCCAAGCCCCGCCAGCGGCCCGCCGAGGACCGGCAGGCGCAGGCCGGGCAGGAACCGCAGGCCATCCCCTCACCGGCGCCCGCGAAGACCGCCTGGACCGACGCGGAGGTCGCAAGCTTCATGACGCCGATGCCGACCGCACCGGTGGAGAAGGTCGTCAAGGTATACGACTGGATGGCCAGCAAGAAGCTGCACAACCGCGAGGTCGTCGGCGTTCTCGGCGGCGTCATCGGCGACGGCGTGAAGGTCACTGCGACCGTCGTGGTGGCGCATCGGCTGGCCAGCGCCGCGCTGGAACATGACGCCACGGTGGGCGGCATCGCCGACATCCGCAACATGGCCGCCGACCGGGGCCTGCTGAAGATTCAGCTCTCCGAGACGGAAACCTTGGAGCAGGCGCTGCACGAGGCCCGCGACCTGGCCGCACACGAGGAGGAGACCGTCCTCGGCGCCGAGTCGGACGGGACGGACTTCCACCAGGGCGGCGTGTGATGCAGGCCAGCACGGAACTGTTCTTGATGTTCGAGCGGGCCGGTTTCAAGCTGGCCCGCTCCAAGAAACACGCCATCTGGAACTGCCCTTGCGGGCACACCCAGATAACCGCCCCGACCACCCCCGGCAAGGGACACGCAAGAGGCAACGCGCAGGGCGAGATCGCCCGCACCCTGCGCACCTGCAACCAACGACTGAGGGAGTGCGCATGACCCACCCGACGCTGACCGAGGCGGAGAAGCTCGCCGCGCTGGAGACGTACATCAAGACACTCAAGACGATGGCGGACGGGATGCGCGCCAGGGTCACCGAGGACATGGGGGTGCGGCGTGTGGAGCGCGTCGGCGCCTACCTGCCCGGCGGCGTCAAGATGGCGTCGGTCGGCTACTCGGAAGGCCGGAAGACGGCGAAGGTGGTCGACGCGGCGGCGGCGCTGCGCTGGTGCCGGGTCGCGTATCCCGACGAGATCGTCCAGGCAGTCAACCCGGCCTTCTTGAAGGCGCTCACCGACTTTGCGCAGAAGACATCTCAGGTCGGGGAGCCGGGCATCGACCCGCGCACAGGCGAGGTGCTCGACTTCATCGAGGTTCAGCGGGGTGGCGCGTTCGTCACGGTCACCACCACGCCGGAGGGTGTCGGCCGCATGGAGGCGCTGGCCAACGGCTTCTCCGGGATGCTGGAGGGCGCGACGGACGAGAACGCCGTGCCGCCCGCCGGTCACACCACCGTTCCCGGTGACACGGTCACGTGGAACGACCCGACCGTCACACTTACCTGATCTAGCGGAGGTCGGCAGGCCGTTCCAACTGCGGCGGCTTGCCGACTGCGGCCCGGCCCGGCGGGTTCCGCGCACCGGGATTCGGGGCTGGAGGGCTGGTGCCCGGCGGGGCTTAACCCGAGGCGGTCGGTTCGATTCCGGCCATCCCCACACACGTTTTCGATCTTGGAGGAGAAGGACATGAACAACATTCGCACCGCCATCGTGTGCAGCTTGGGGGCGGTGGCCACGGCCGCGCTGATCGCCTGCGGCGGCGGCGCCACCCCGACGCCAACCAGCCCACCCCCGACCAGTCCGGCGCCCAGCACCACACCCGTCCACACCACGCCAGCAACCACCCGGCCGACGCCGACCAGCACAACCCCCACGCCCGATTCCCCGGCGGCCACAAGCCCACCACCGATCATCGCGGCACATTCAGATGGGCGGCAGTGCGCCGACGGCACCTGGTCGAACGCGCTAGGCCGGGGCGCCTGCTCGCACCACGGCGGCGTTCGTAAGGCCGGTCTCTAATGCAGGAAGACAAGCTGCTGCACGCCGAACGGCTCAGGCTTGAAGCGCTCGCGCAGGCGATCGTGTCCAGCGGGGCCGCCGCCGGGCGCGTCCAGACCACCACCGACATCCTGCACCGGGCGGCAGCGTTCGAGGGGTACATCATCTCGGGAGCGCTGCTCCCGAAGGAAGGACCGCGCCGGTAACCTGGCCCGTATGCAGCTCGCGCAGCTCGCCCGAGACCTCGGGTACGCCGTCCGTTCCTCCTTCGCGGTCACGCCGAAAGGCGCGGCGGGGGAGGAACGGCTTGACGCGTACTGGACTACCACCGGCGAGGGGGCCGGGAAGATCCAGTGGGAGGCGCCTTGCGCGTTCTGCCGTTGCTTGACCGAGCTGGGTAAGTACGTCAAGCCCGAACAGCTCAAGGGGCACTGCGCCCGGCTGGAGAAGCGGGCCACCGGCCATAGGCCGAACGCGGGGAACTCCAAGACCCGACACTGCCCTTGCTAGAAGTGAGCGGATCGTAGTTGCCGTGCCGTTCGATTCGGTCAGCGCCCCTGCCGGGTGTGCACAACCTGGCAGGGGCGTCTCTGGATCCGATGGTGTACGCTTAAGGCAGACACGAGGAGATGGGCAGGATGGACACACAGCAGCGGCTCAATATCTACGGCACCATGGACCGCATGACCGCCCGGCAGCGACGGCGCACCATCAAAGAAGGCCGGAACCGACCCGAACGCCCTCGTCCTGCGCGACGAGGGCATGGGCTACTCTCGTCCGCCCTCCAGGGCTTCCGCGAGCTGGCCCAGGTCCGCAGGGCGGCCTGATGGCGTACACGACGCAGGGCCTGATGACCCCGGCCGACATCGCCGACCACGAGGCACTGACCGACACCGGCCGCAACCCGGAGTGCCCCGGCCACGACGACGACCCCGTAGGCCAGTACGGAGGCCGCTACTACTGCCGCCGGGCGGAGGACTGCCCGTACGAGGAAGGCGTCATGCCGTGAAGTTCGAGGCGGCTAAGGCGATCGCCCAGGCCCGCTCGTGGTCTACGTGCGAGGGCTGCGGCGCCTCCGCCAGCTCTCTCGACCCGCACCACAGGATGACGCGCGGCTCTGGCGGCGTGCACGGGGCGGCGGCCGACGTCTCCAACGATCCCCGCAACCTGCTGATGTTGTGCCGGGTCTGTCACGATCGGACGCTGGCCGACGCCGGGCCGTGTATCGAGTTGGGCTGGGTGGTCGAACGCCGGTCCGGGGTCAGCCCGTACGGCGTCCCCGCGAAGATCCACACCGTGAACGGCTACGGCTGGTGGTACCTGACCGAGGACGGCGGGTACGACTGGGCCGACGAGCACAACCTCCGCGACGCCCTCGCCAGCGGCACGGCGATGCTAGAAAACCCCGACGATTCAAGCCTGAAAGAAGGCACGTCATGAACTTCGGCTCCTCAGAGCATGCCGAATCCATCACCCAGGGCCGCCACGAGGGCGTCAGGGACGCCCTCCAGTGGCTCGCCTTCGCCCACCTGCCGTCCACGCTCCAGGGATACTCGGAGCCGTTCTACACGGCCGCCGTGGAGCTGATCAGCCGCATCGGCACCGATTCCCCCGAGCTGACCACAGCCCTGAACAGGCTCGTCACAGCGAAGGACTCCGCCGTCCGGGCCGGTATCCGCCACGACACCGGACGGGCAGGATCGATTCCCCGGCCACAGTCGGTCGTCGACCCCCCGACCGACTGGGCGAAGACCGCACGCGACCTGACCTCCGGCGACCAGGACCTGATCGACGAGCATCTCGGAGTGGTCGACAACCGGATCGGACCGAACTTCGGCCACCCGATCCAGGACCGGCCGCAGGCATGAGCATGGACCGCTACCACCTGGTGAAGAACGGCAAGATCGACGAATCGTTCTCCCTCCTGCCCGACGAGGAGGTCTCCGACGGCCACCACACCTTCGGCGAGCTGTACGACCACCGGCGCGCCCTCACAGCCGCCCTGGCAGCCGAACGGCTCGACATCTCCTGGCGGTCCCAGAAGCACCACCCCGACGACGACCCCATGTTCGAGGGCTACTTCATCGTCGGAATCGACCTGCCGAACGGCACGATCACCTACCACTACAAGCTGTCGCACTGGGATGACTTCACTGTGGTGTCAGAGCTGCCGCACGCGCCCAAGTGGGACGGTGCGCCACCGTCCGAGACGGTGGTCCGGCTCCTGGAGTGGGCGAAGTAGTGAACAGCCGAGGGCGCCGGGCTCAGGCACGTGCTGACGCCCGGCGCATCGCCAACACTCGGCGGGAGCTGGCCGAAAAGGCGGCCCGGGAAGCACGGCGCAAGATCAAAAACAAGGCGGAGTCACGGCCCGAGCAGTGAGTACGCGGCGACCTTGAGCTGAGCGGAGTCGACGTTCCACAGCAGCTGCGAGCCGTAGAACTGCACCGGGAACGGGCCCACCAGCTGCGTACCCGACGCCGACCCGGGGATCGTGTACGGGCGTGGACCGGCCGTCAGCCCGTCCACGCCGGACGCCACCGTCACAGTCAGACCGTGCGGGTTCGTGTCGCCCGACACCACGGCCAGCATGGTCGCCCCGTCGTTCGGGCTGACGTTGCCGTTGGCCACATCCCCGGCCACCGACGGCGCCGGGAAGGCGGTCAGGATGAGACGGCTCACGCTGGTGGCGGCCAGGAAGGTGCGTCCGGCCATCAGGCCCTCGTTTCAGGTAGCGCTAGCAGTGGGTACCAGTCTGCCATGTTTGCCCTGATTGCAGCGATCATCTGGTTCCTGGACGCCTTCGGCGTGCACGTAGCGTCGATCAACCTGCTACTGCTGGGCCTGGCGTTCCTCGGCCTGCACTTCGCCTTCGGATGGAGCCTGGGGGTTGCGGCCCCGTGGAACCGCAACCCCCAGGCTTAACGAGCGTCGCTGGGCAGCTCGCCGCAGTGATGACTCTCCGGCGACCCGAACACGTAGCCATGGCTGCACCTCGGCTGCTCGCCGCGTGAGGCCCTAGCCATGGAGGCCGGGACCAGCTTGTGTCCGACCGCGTCCTTCGGGGCGGCAAGCGGGGTCACGTGCTGCCGGGCATACGCGGTGAGGACCACCTGGAGGAAACCGGCTCCGGCGTCCACCCACTGCGCCGCACGGCCCGTGAGGACGCCGGAGCCCTGGAGCACGATCAGCACCGCGAGCAGCGTCGTGCCCCACGTGATGAGCGTGGCGAGCGGGAACCGCTTGAAGAAGTTCACGACTGGCCACCGGCGAGGGTCTTGAGGGCGTTCAGGACGGCGAGGTCGAGCTGATCCTGAGTGATGACCGGCGCCACCCCCGCACCGAGCGCCTTCAGCAGCGACAGGGCCGTGACCCCGTCCGGGTCGCTGACGGCCCCGCGAATCGCCACCGAGTAGGGGCTCAGGTAGCGCAGGACACCCCCGGCGGGCTGCATGTTGACGGGCTTCGTGGTGTCGATCTGAACGTTGAGTGCGTAGTCCCAGACCGCCTTGGCGAGGGCGGCGATGTCGTCGGCGCTGAGAGTTGTCGCCACGTCGGTACTCCATCCCGGCGCGACTAGCGCCGTAAGTTCGGCGAGCGTGCCCCGGAAGGCGTCCGCGTCGCAGGTGGTCTGCCCGCCGATGGTGGCCGAGCTGGAGTATTGCAGGATGCTAGGCGTCCGGCCGCCGTACGCGTCCCAGAGCGACGATCCATCGCCCGGGTACAGCGCCTCGAAGCCGCCGCTGCCGTTGACGTAGGCGCTGGCCCAGAGCGGGTAACGCAAGGCGGCCACCGAGCTGCCGTACACCCACTTCGGGGCGTAGACGACCGGGTTCAGTAGCGGCATCCGCTCGGCCAGCCGGTCACAGAAGGCGTTGATCTCCGAGATGGTCGGCACCGTGTTCGGGTCGTTGTTCCACTGCTCGCAGTCGGCCTGGAGGATGAACGGCATATCGCGCCAGCCAGGGCACGTCGCGTCGAGGCGGGCGATGAAGGCGTCCGCCCGGGTAGCCGGTGAACCGGGGTAGAGCACCCAGTAGGCGCCGAGCAGCATGCCGCCGCCCGTCTCGCCGTACGGCTCCATGTGGCCCCACCACATGCCGATCTCGGCGTCGTTGGCGTCTCCGCCCGCCTTGTGGGTCATGAAGTCGAGCCCGGCGGCGTACATCGCCCGGGCGTCGGGGGCGTCGAAGTGGCTGAGGTCGGCACCGAAGATGGTCACGCGGACGTCTCCTCCTGGCCAGCCGGGCGGCTGTCTGCTTCACGGTACGCCTTCAGCAGACGACGCCGCCGCCGCGCCTGAAGATCAAAAATGATCCAGGAACGCCAGGCGAGCACCACCGGGAAGCCGACAGCGAACGTCCCCACCCGCAGCCACACGAACCAGGGCGGGTCGAACAGGTGCGCAATCGAGCTGAGATCCAGCACCCACGAGATCAGCAGCAGGTCCCAGAACACCAGCCAGCCGCCCCGACCGGACCGCCAGAAACGGGCCAGCGTCACGAAGCTGACGAAGCCGACGGTGGCGAGGACCGCCGACAGGTAGACGCCGATGGTGCCCACGGTCTGAGGACTCACTCACTGCCTCGCAGAATCGAATCGATCAACGGGCCGAAATGGTTGTCCGTGCGCAACCTTTGCAGGGAGGAGGCCACAGCATCCACGCGCGGAGCGATCCGCTCCGCCTGCCGCTGCTGCTCCACGGCCGTGTCGCGCAGACGTTCAGCCTGGCGCACCGCCTCCTGCGCCTGCTCCAACTCCCTGCGCCACGGCCACCACTTCACGAGGTACCACCCCGGCCCCGAGTATCCCCCCGACCCGCGCGCTGATGCAGGGCGTTAAGGACCTTGTCCTGATTCTCTGCAAGCACCATCAGCTTCCCCACCGAGGCCACGAGCGATTCGACGGACCTAGTATTCGCCGATACCCCCGCCTCCGCGATCTCGGCCCGCTTTTCGGCACTTTCCCGCAGCAACTCCGCCACACGACTCGAAAGCACCTTTCCGCGAAGCATGGAGTAAAACACTGCGAGAAGCGCCGTTACCAGGACTCCGATCAGGTACCAGGGCAAGCTCTGCGCGTCCACCAAGGTCATTTTTGCCCCGTTCTCCTAACACTCCTACCAGATCATTTCACAATGGTCTGACGGTTAGGGCACGGTAGGCAGCGCCACCATCATCAAGCTGAGCGTCGGCGGAATGGCCGTATCGGTGTTGACCGGCCCGACCGGAGTGCCCGTCCAGAACACCTTCAACTCCAGAAAATCCCCGGCCGCCAGCTTCCACATCGACAGCGCCGACGACCACGCCTGCCCGGTCGCCGAGCTGATCGGCGAATACTTCGAGCCCTGCACCCCCGGGGCTCCCGTGGCCCCGTTCAGGGCCACCGTGACCTGGAGGCACCCGGACGTGCCCAGTGCGGTACCGAAGACCAGCCCGGCCGCCGCAGAGGCCAGCACCACGCACGGCACCGGCGCCGTCAACCGCGTCGGCGAGCCCGCACTGAACCACGCCCCGTTGGCCAACGGGCTGTCCGTCCCGTTGTCCAACGACAGCGTGTCCATGCTGACCGCCGTCAAAGTGTTCTTGACGACGCTGAGCACCGCCGCCCGGCGCACCGCAACGGAGGCGAACCGCGAGAAGCTCGCGGCCAGACTCGCGGTCTGCACCAGCGCCTGATCGATGTCCGCCGCCGTCGACTGCACGTCGGAGACAGAGACGACGTCATCCGTCCACGGATAGCGCAGCCGCAGATACGGCGTTTTACGCATCGTCATATCAGACCACCGGCCCCATATACATCCCCCAAAGACGCGAGCCGGACTGGATCGATTTCGAGGTGGTCCCATTCAGGTTGAGGATGCACTGCACATTCCCCTGATAGATGGGGGCCATAGCGAAAACGTTAAGCCATTCGCCGTTGGTGTTCGACTCGTCATTCCGCTGGAAGTAGTCCGTCTCGGTGACGACACCCGTCACCTGATCGGTCGTGGAGATGGCGAGCTGCCCCATGACCATGTCCGCGACGACACCGGCCACTGCGTTGGCGACGAGGATCGTGCACCCGAACAGCCACCACGAGGGCGCCTGGTTGAGCGGCTGATTCCAGCTGCTGGAGCCCGCCGGGAGCCCGCCCGTGTTATCCCAGTCGACGGCGGCCATCTGCAATATCTCGATGCCCCCCGTGAAGCCGCTTCCGTTGGCCGTCGACCGGCCGATAAACGACGGACGTCCCATGAACGCCCGGAAGGGCGCCTGCTCGCCGCGCAGGTCGGCGTCGACGGCCGTCGCGAGCCGGAAGACGTCCTGCACGTCCGCGAAATCAGACTCAAGCGGGTACGGGTAACCCTCGATCGGTGTTGTTCCGCTCATACGAAATAGTCCGAGACTTTGATAGCGGACAGGGCCATATATTGGATGGTGATCGTCGTCGCCGTATTGGTCGGGAAGATTTCCACCGTGTACTGCGCTGGCGTCGTCGGGTCGGTCGAGTAGGTCAGCGCCGAAATGTGGCCGGTTCCGCCGACCCCCTGATCGCCGGATTGGGACGCGTAGGGCCGCATGTGCGTGTCGAGTCGCCCGAAGGACGGGCCGCCGACCAGTCCGAGCAGCAGAGAGTTGGCGGACGGCGACGTCAGCCGGACTTCGAAGGTGACCAGCCAGATACCGACCGGTAGAAAGATCGCCTGGTTGTTGTAGCCCAGATTGGTGGGCGTGCCGATGTTGAACTCGGTCGTCCCGAACGTGGCCGCAAACGCGAACTGGTTGACCTGGACGACGCTGGTATTGCTGACCCGCACGCGCGGGAACAGCCCGGCGAGGGAGGTCAGCGGGTCGAGTGTCGCCATCGCCGTGTCGGCCGCGCTGGCGAGCGACTGGAGGGCGGTCTGCTTCGGGTAGGTGAAAGCCGGGTCGGCGCACATCGGGTCCGTCGCGGCGGGGATGGGCAGGTTGTACGACATCGCCACGACGTTCTGGAACTTGGCGGTGATCGTGCCCAGCACCGTGGACTCGTCCCGGGCGTACAGGCCGACCTGTGTGCCGGAGGTGTAGTCGGTGAAGGCGGCGTCGGTGGCGAGGGTCGCCATCCAGCCGCCCGGCTGGGCGGCGCCGACCGCCCACAGCTTCAGCGACATCACGTTCACCTGAAGCAGGCGGGACCAGTAGATTTGGTACCGCAGGTTGTAGACGGTGTTCGCCACGTACGTCAGCCCGGTGACGGCGGTCGTCGAGAGGGTGACGAGGCCACTGGCGACGATCTTGGAGAAGCGCAGCGAA